AGATCATGTCGTCTGCTTCCATACCTTCAGCAATTACACACTCGTAGTTAGCGAGCATATACTCTCTGATGTTATTGTAGTGGAATGGTTTGTCGGGCTTACGCCCTGCTTTGTACTCTTTCTTCTTAGCCACTTTGAAGCGGAAGTTAGGAATGAATTCAATCTCTTCCTTACCTTCATACTTGCGCTTCTTATTGACACTCTTGGTAAGCTTCCTGTCACCAGTTAGGTACAGAACACTAGGTTCTGTGGCCCAACACAGTGCCTCAATCTCCTGAATCTTCTGGTCAAGTAAGCCAGCTACGTAGTCAAACTCCCTGACTACTAGCTCACCTGACTCAGGGTCAGTGTATTGACCACAGTTAGCAATCTCATATACAAGCTAAAGTATATCCGAGTCGATTAGACAACGCATATACTGGTACCCTCCTTACCAAAACCAGTTAGCCATGACCAGTTATCCCCAGTTTTGATTCTGAAGATGCAGCCAGCGGTGACGCCGAATTGCTCACCTATTTGTTTGAGAGTCATGTGGCTCTCTTCAAGCATGTAGACAATGTCATGGACATTGCGCTCCGTCAACTTACTTGTGCCACACTTACTCCCTGTTGTCTTGTGGCAGGAATGCAGAGAGTTGCCTTGGCTTGTTTGCCACTCTAGGTTAAGAAGCGTGTTGTTTAGCTTGTCCTCATCAAGGTGGTTAATCTCAGGTAAGTTGTTTGGGTTTGGGAGAAAAGCCTTGCCCACAATTCGGTGCACCAACTCCTGTCTTTGCTCCCCGTCCTTGTACAAACTCACCATAGCATAGCCAGTAGACGTATTCGGCTGCAAGACTTTCCCCTTGCGCTTCCTGTAATAAGGGCTTGGATGACGTCCCGTCATAAGCTCAAGCCTATCCACTGACCTCACTGCACCCAAGTCACTCACTAAATAGGCGTCTTCGTAACCTACAACTGGCCTCCACTCACTGTCGATTAAGCATTTCACTTAGAGTCACAAGACATTTTATGCTCGTCCTTAAGCCCACACTCTTGGCAGCTATCTGCATCTTCACCACCAAAATCTTCCCTATAGATAGCGTCAAGACGTTCATACTCAGCCTGAGTCACTGGCACTAAGCTCTCACCACGCACCAAGAATGGCTTCTCTTCAGCGTCAATGTGGTAGTCCTTGACTCGCGCTGCAACAAACACCTTACGATAGAGGTAAGGATCTTGCTCAGATTCACGGACCAAGGTCTCACCAGCTAGGTATAGATAACTACCTTGCGGGATGCCATCTTTCTCAAGAGTGTCTACTACAACTTCTACAAACTCGCCTGTCTTAACTTCCACAGATAACCCCAATATTCTTATACATTAGAAGGACAAATAACAACAGCATTACTATTACACACCAACCTACGTCATTCATCATCAACCTTGCGGACTGACATGACATACTGAAAGTATGCTACAGCATTGCCACTGTGGTATTTATCACCACCGGGCTCCTTAACTGTAAAAGTGACAGCACCGCCTTCTGTCCAGAATGCGTCTGCTTTAATAGTTACTGTTGGGCTGTCAACAAATTCCACTTCGTATTTATTCACCTAGAGCCTCGTTAATTGCTTGTTGTTCGCAAGTTGTCAACACATAATTATAAAGCTGGTCTAGGTTCACCCAACGACCACCCGCTAGGGTGGCCTTGTGCTGGAGAGTGAACCCAGTTGTTTCCCAGTCGTAAATCCAATTGCCGTTAGGCCAGACATAAATTACCAAGGGACATCGTCTCCTTGAGGTTCGTCTTCACCCTCATCTTCGAACTCTTCTTCCTCTTCGACAGGCTCAGGCTTCTTACGATCTGGCTTAGGTTTCGCCTTAGCAGGCTTCTCACCGCCATTCAGCGCCTCATCAAGAGGAGAGCCCTTGAACTCCAAACCACCTTTAATCTTATCTTGCAGCCAATCAGGAAGAGACTTAAACACTTCCAAGTCAGGCTCATCAATCAAGAAGACCTTAGGTGCGTTCACCAGCTCAGGTGCCTTAGCAGCCTCCTTAGGACGCATAGCAGCAACAGAACTCACACCGTTACGCAAGACACCCTTACTCTCATATTGGTTAATGGTAACCATACAAGCAGAGCCTACCAGTCGAGCGTGATCACCTTCGTGAACCTCTTCTGGGTCAAGTGCATAGTAGCGCTTGGTGGACTTAGCCAAGTCAGCTTCCAAGCTGTGTAGTGGGAAAGTCTCAGACAACCAACGTGGCTTGTCTTCTTGGTCTTCACCATTCTCATCCTTGCAGAACTCGTCAAGGAACTCATAAGTCCACATGACTTCATGAGCTGGTGGCTTAGCTTCGCCCTTGAATGGGCGTTGCTCTTGTACACCACAGTCAATTACTTGGACAAGACGTGCTGGATATGTACCAGCGTCCATTGCTTCCTGTTGTGGGCCCTTAGCTACGGATTTTACTTTACGTGCGTTCAACGACATAGTTATTTAACACCTTTAATTGAGCGAAGTACTGCGGGAAGCAGGCAGAAGGTTGCAACACCAATAGCCCAGCCAAAGTGAACACCTAATGCTGTACAGCCAATAATGGCCATAACTAGTCTGGCATTCTTATCAAAGTTAGTGGATCGAGGCGTAGCTGTCTCCGAATTGGACATCAACGTCTAACTCCCTATTAAGTTTAAGTTTGTCATTCACTACAGCAATGGCGTCCTTAAGAAGCCTAATACACTTCTCTCGTGAGCCCTTACGAATAGTGAGAATAACCTCATCGTGCATCTGTCCTGTCAACTGTGGCCTAGTTTTCCTGAACTCTTGAATCCACATGTCGAAACAATATACACCCGTGCCTTGGTTAAGTGTGGAGAACCTATCTTTCTCATAGCGTAAGCTATACCACAGCTCGCTGACAGGGTTGAACAACCACATGCCACCTAAGCACTTCTTCACAATTTGTTCAGCCGCGATGGCTAGTACAGACCAGTTACGTTTCCAATAAGCTTCCCTCAGCTCAGCGCCCTTATGTTTCGGCAACCCGGCTGCTCTAGCAACAGCAGCATCACCAGCCCCATATACAGCAGTGTAATTAACTTTCTTACCTACAGCTCGCACTTGCTTAAGTGCTTTGTATATGGCAGTCTTCTCAAACTCTTTGTCAGCGCCCTTATACTGCAACACCTCTTCTGCTGTCATGAGCCCTGCGATAACTGCAAGGTCAAGGTGTGGACAGAAGCCGGGCTTCATCATTTCCTTTACATACTCTGGATCATGAGGCCACATATAATGTTGCTTAGTGCGGTCCTCAAGTGCCATCATATCAGACCCAGCCAACTCAAACCCCTCAGGGCACACCAAGCAACCACGTATATCAGCGCCATAAGGCTTATCAATACCCGGAAGGTTGACAACCACCCCATGTTTGAAGCGTAACGTGTTGGTGAGTCCTGTGATTTTCGCTTGGACATAACCATCTTCGTCCACGTTAGCTAAGAATCCGTTCAGTACGCCAATACGGTGAGTAAGAATTGAGAGGCCTTCGAGCACAGCCAAGCCGGGTTCCTTTTTAAACAGTTTCTTGACACTTGGGCATACACCAGCCCCATGCTTCAAGTTAATCTGTGGAATCTGCCTAACGTCTCCTGTCTCTTTATTCCGCTTGAATTCAAAGGTTTCTGGCACCCAACCTAAGCTATAGAGCCAGTCTTTGATCTGTGGACTTGAGCCGGGATTGGGTTCTTTCCAACCTACAACCTCTTCCACCACTCCTTCTGTATCTGCGGGCAAGTTGTTACGTTCCAATAGAGCGAACCACTTCTTACCTGACTCTGACAATTCCCCATTGAGTTTATATAGCTTGGCTGGCTTCTTGGCTTTCCCATAAACAGGAACCTTCGGCATGACCAGAGCCAGTTCTTTTACTTTCTCCTCTTGCAGTGCTACAAGTCTGTCCCTAGTGTCTGTACACTTAACCACGTCTAGGAGCCACCGTGAGGCCTCTTGCTCCCTCGCACAGTCCATCTTGAAGGTAAGGTAGTCTATCAACCTCCAAGCCTTCTCAGCGTCACCATAGAGCTTTAGAAGGTCCTTCCAAATCTTCTCCCACAGCTTGTGGTTAATCTTAACGTCTTCTTCAACCCGATGAAGGTACTCTTCAACAGGCAGATTGTCCCAATCTGCTATGGGTGGTTTTTTAACACCGAACTCTTCGCCCCACTCCTCCAATCCATGTTGGTGTCGGTTTGGGTACAAATACCATGAAATCGCGAGTGTGTCCACCAACTTGGCTTTTACTTTAATACCAAGCAGCTTTTCTAGAACAGGGACATCGAATCTAATTCCATTATGGGCAATCAATGTTATGTCGTCTCGACTAAAGAACCCCCGCATCTTGTCATATGAGGTGGTAGTAATTACTTCGCCTTTAGCAACGTTCTTCAAACCCACGCAATGTATGAGTGTGGGTTTGAATCCATTGCACTCAAGATCGAATACGTAAGTGTGCTTACGCTCCCCCATAGCGTTCAATAACCTCCGACTTAAATCGCCACACCACTTGCTTCACAGTCTTAACTTTGAACTCAGTGATGTTAGCAATGTCCTTTGGACTATAATGTTTCTCAAAGTAGAGTAGAAGAATCTCTTGGTGAGGTTCAATCTTATCCTCAACCATTTCATAAATCTTCTTTACTAGCTCACTCTCATTGATTGGCATTTCTTGCGGGTCATACAACTCTTCATCGAACTCCTCCCCCATACCAAACAACCACTCTTCACGCTTGAAGTCCCTAAGAGCGTTCTTCATGATGGTATTGAACCAAGCACCCAACTCCTTGTGCTTAGGGTCGAATGTGTCCCAGTAGATTAGGGCACGGACGAATGCTTCCTGCAACACATCCTCAGCGTTCCATTGAGTGCCTGCTCCGTAATTAAGACGTCGAAGGAGGTTCTCACGCTCGTCTTTGTAGAATTGCTCAAGGACTCTGTTCACTGGCCGCCTCCACAGACGGATTTTGCAACACACAAACCAGTGAACCAAGCTATAGACTTACGAGAGTTCCACGGATATGGGCAGGGAGGCACGGGGCAGTGGAAATACGCTTCATAACCCTCTTGCCAAACTTCTTCATACTCCTCACTCATTCTTGTCCCCTTAGAATGGAGTCTTCCAACTCAACCAACTCCATGAGCGCCGATACACCATAGGGATCTTCACAGAACTCACATACGCCACGATGATTAACCCTGCCGTATTGGAGGCATTCTGTACACTTTTGCTCTTCTTCACTGTCCATCACTCTCGTTCCTCAAAGTGTGTGCTGTTCTTGTTCCAGTAGAGCGGGAAGTTACCCACCTCACCGAATTCACGATCTTCTAGCAACTCAAGTTCACGCATATTACGTACCCCATCTTGCAAGAGAGCGTCTTTGTTACCTTTCAGCGCTAACATATAGTTACATGAACGCATCATGGCACGAGAGCCAGCGAATTGGTTAGAACTTACATCGCCACCAAGTTCATGTGGACAGTTACCTAAACCAATGTACTTACCTTCCTTGTACATCTTAAGGCGAGTCTCTTTACTAATGTTGCCTTCTGGAGCTTTCAAGTGAACGAAGATGAACACAACGATGTTTAGGTCTAGCGCCATAGCAGCCAACTCTTGTGCAATCTCTTGCAGTTTGATGTTAGCTAGAGCTGCATCCATACCATTGGTCAAGTTAGTGATAGGGTCAATGAAGATGGCCTTAGCGCCCCAAGCAGCGGCTGCATAGATGTCATCCTTAAGACTTTCCCAGCCCAAGTGTTGGTAGAGGTTGACCATAGCCAACTTACCTTTCAACACTTCGCCTGCCCTGTCGTAAGCGTCAAAGTCGAACTCTCGGTCAGGGTCATGGAAGACCTTGCCAGCAATCTTACCGGCCATTAATTTGTAAGTCTTCTTGTTGGCTTCTTCAGGCTTGGCCATAAAGACTTTTACATCATGCTCCTTGACGAAGTGAGCACCTAACTCATTCAGAAGTTCTGACTTACCCATCTTAACCCCAGCCCCGATATAGATTGTCTCTCCGTACCGGATAGCTCGTGTCGCCTTATTAAGATGTTCCCACGGCCAAGTTAGGTCACCATACTTAGCCACCTCTCGGGCTGGTTCATGCAGCTCTTCACCAAAGACTAGTCTGGTGTTCTTCTTAACTTCATTCTTCCACTTTGCTGCTTGGTAAGCCGCCTTACCTTTACCTTTGAGGATGCACTCATTAGCGTCCTTCAAAGGTAGATTGATTACCGTAGCTCCGGGGAATACCTTACAACATTCCTCAGTGGCCTTATGTCCCGCTTCATCATCATCGAAACAGAAACTTACTTCCTTGAAATATTTCTTAATCTCTGGTGATAGGCGTGAGATATCCTTGTGAGCAGATGCTGCACCATGAGGTAAGCTACATACAGCCGGAATAGTGTCCTTATACTCAGCTTTCTCATAGGTATCGAAGATGACTTTGAGTGCAACAGCATCGAACTCACCCTCGGTGATGATTAATCGACGTGCCCCGCTCTCCTTAGCTTGTTCCCAGCCGAAGAGATCAACTTTAGATTGATCACCAACAGACCAGAACTTCTTCCCTTCAATTAGCTTAACTTTGTATGACTGTAGTTGACCTTTGTTGTGGTACGGGAAGTATATAAACTTCAGCGTTTCACCATCAGCTTGGTCATACCCCACCTTAATGCCGTAGTAGTCTAGAGCTGCTGCCCTTAAACGACGGTCAGGTAGGTCTACAACTTCACATTCGCTAATTTCCTTAAGCTCAGCCTCAATCTCCTCACGAGATTTAGAGAGTCGTTGCTCCTTCGGGATGTCCTTAATTGTCTTGCCAGCACCTAGTGGGTTGGCCACGTACTTGTTACATGACCAGCAATACCCGTCTAGACTGCCGTCTTCCTGCTCGTAAACTTGTAGCCCGTTCCGTGTACCGCATGAATGAGCTGTCTTAATCAGGCATTGCCCCATTACCACCTCTTAAATTATTTTCTAAAGTTAAATCATTGCTCTAGCATTTCGTTTACGAGACCACTTTCCTTGTCCACAACCTCAGGAGCTGTAGCTTGGTTGTACATATGGTGCCAGTAGTCTCGTTCAGCCATAACAGTCTCATGGTCTTCAAGCTTAATGAAGTAGCCTTGGGCTAGCTCACCACTAGCATACCTCACCTCAATTGGGTTTAGCACTTGAGTAAGGCTCATCGGACAACCTTAGAACTTTTAAGTTCCCACTCTTCACGAATTATTTTTAGCGGATAGCTAAGGTCCGCATTCCAGTCCTCCAGAGCTTCTTTCTCCAATTGCAATTTTGTAAGCCGAGCCGCTTGTCGAGTCCGATGGCCATAGTCTCCGCAAACGCGGAGGCCCTTAGCGTCGTCTACATGCCACTTAATCATATCAATTCTCCAAGACTAACTATACTTCTGTTTATTAGAATTCGTCTACAACAGCACGTGCTGCCTTAATTCCCTCAAACTGCTTAAAGATGTCGTTATAAGGTACAGCACGTGGCACCTTGAGGTCACGAACAGGAATCTCAGGCAACTCTTCCTGAGCTCCTACAAACTCCTTAGCGACCTGCTGAGGCTTAAGAGCTACCTTACCATCAAGGTAGTCCTTAAAACGTGCTACGTAGCCTTCCAGCGTGGTTCCCGACAGTCCCGGAGCTGTGTTCACTTCCAATACATAAGCCTGTTGAGACTTTTCATTGAAGATGACGTCCACTGCACCGAAGTCAAGGCCAAGAATGTTCACAGCGTTAACTGCCTGAATAACTACGTCACCCGGGACGAAGCCATCTTCATTACGAGCGAAGATGAAGCCATTGTCATGGTTACGAACCTTCCAGTTCACGTCTTCGTCAGGGATGTCCTTACGGCGTGCTTTACGCTGAATGTCAACGGCTACACCAGCACACACATGAACACGGTATTCCTGTTTCTTTGGCACATACTTGACGTAGAGTGGGCATACAGCACTCACGTCATCTACACCCGGCTCAATAAGCTTGATACCAGCGCCACTGTTGCCATTGAGGATGTGACGCTCTACAACAGTATGACCTTGAGCAAGCCACAGAGAAGCTACACCTGCTACAGTGGTGTACTCAGGAGTGCGGGCAATCTCAAGGCCACTAGGGGCAGGTTCCAGCACCTCAACTTCACGGAACTGAGGATGTACAAACTTACCTACGAAGTTGTCTTCGATTTCCTTGAACAGACGGTGATCAAGTTGCAGGTCATGAGTTTGATTCTGTACACACACTTTACGTGTACTGCGGGCAGCCTCATTAAGCTTCTTGAAGGCCAACAACTTATTACTAGCCTGCTTAACTGCGGCAGGGTGGTTGATGATGTGACACTTGGCCACTTCTTCACTCACACTGCTGGAGCCCCAGTTAATGATGAGCTTGTCGGGAGTGCCACGGAACTTGCTGTTCTTGTGAGCGATACGCTTAATGCCCAAGCCGCCAGCAAGAAGTTTGCAAGACTCAGAGCCCGGTTTGTATGGGTAGATAAAAGCTTTCATTAATAATCCTCCAGCGGTTCATTTGGAAACTCTGTGCCAAGTGGGAACTCAAGTTCACCAATAAGTTTCTTGGCTACTTCACGATAGTCATTCCAGTCAACGCAATACGCCACATCTTGAGCGTTACGAATACCATCATACAGCATGCGTTCATAACCTTCGCACTGAAACAAGTGGGCATTCTCACCTAGTGCGTTCTGAATGAAGCCTTTGGCTTGCACATGACTGAAACTTTCAATAATCTTTTGTGGGTTCTCATATGCTTTAGCTACTTCACGCAAGCTAAGCAACACCTCTGCCCACTTATAGATGAGGTCAAGGTCACGAGTGCCACGCATTGCACGGAACTCAAGGCTGCCGTAAGTACCCAGCGCCTTAACGTTCATAGAGGCATAGCGCAACTGGTCACTCACCAAGTTACCAAACTCTTTGGTCTCTGCTGCTGTCTGCAACTGTCCAAGCAAATACTCAGCGTCAGATGCACGCAGACAGAAAAGGTTCCCTTCACGATATGGACCACAGAACTTAACCAACACCCCCTCCAAGATGAGATAGAGAGTGATGAAGTTATACAACTCAATCATGTTGAGCTTCTGTACGTTGATATGTACGTGAACTCCAGCTCGCACGCTATCGTCAACTACAGAGCCTTTGTCTTTGTACTGAGCGTCAAGGTACTTAAGGGCAAGACGGGCTTCCTTGAGGGTCATAGGCTTCTCAAGGACATACTCACGAGTCTCTGGCCCACGCAGTGAGCCATCTTCCTCGTTCTTCCAGAACTTCTCACACCATGGAAGATCCTTGCCCTCTACCTCAATCTCAATACCTACGTCACCGTCAGTCTTGTACTTACGCGGCAGGTTGAACCATTGGAATACAGTCTTCATAGCTCTCCTTCAACGCCTCCATCAAATAGGTAGATGGACTGTGTAACTCCACAGTGCCATTAACAACACGACCAACAGGTTTGTAGTGCCCTTTGTGGAACACATCACCCTTGCAATCTACTGACCAATGTCTGTGCCATGCAATGGACTTAACTTTTTTGCTAGCCTCAAGTGCAGCAACAAAACTTGGGTAGTCCCCCTTAATCACCTGATACAGGCAATCATACGGGATGCGTTCAGCAGCAATGCCATTAAGCGAGACGAAGTTACCTCGACGCAATCCTTGGCGCCAGTCACGGCGCATAGGCATACGAGTGAGGTAAGAGGCGACCTTGTTGAAGTTGCAGTAGCCAAGAGGCACAGGCTTAAGGTCAAGTTCTTCAACTTGACAGAACTTCTCTTGTTCAAAGTTATTGAGGGTGCCGTACTTGGCTTTCATACCCGGCCCTACATTGTAAATGTAGACAGGCTCCCCATTCAATCTCACGATTGTTTCACAGAGCCTGCTGCTTGCATATTCCCAATCGTCAGAATACATGCACATGGTTACGCTACCTTAATGAAGCCATCGGCCAATCGTGGGGCTGGCTTATAGCCGGGAGGACATTCAACACCACACTTCTCAAGCAACAAACGTACGTGCTGCATGTTTGGTTTGGCTTGTTTCATCAGCGTCTTCATCAGAGCGACATGCTGATCATACTTCGGCTTGCCTTCGAACAAGTCATTTATAGCCTTGGTGGTGGTACGATAGACCCAAGCCATAAGCTCTTCAGACTGCAACCAAGCGTTACTAAGCACACGATACTCTACACCGTAGGGCTTAGGACGGAACGCGCCGGCAGCGCCATACATAGTGCGCCGCTTAGTGTCAGTGTCATACACCAAAGACCCCAGACCAAGGTAGAAGTCCAATTGCTTGGTCGCCATAATGCAAGCTTCGATGTGGCCGGGATCGCTAGTATCCACACCATTAGTCCAGCCAATATGTACATGCCCAGCGCCAGTGCGGAAGTTAACATCCCCATTAGGACGAGGGTTAGCCTCACCGTTGTTCCATGCACAGAAGTCAGGCTCACAGCCCAGCTCCAATGCTTCCTTAGGCTGCTTCTTCATGACAGCCTCAGTGAACTTGGCCACAGGCACAGGAACCAGTTCATAGTCAGGCACCATGCTTGCCATGATTTTCATGACGCCAGTGATGTTCTCTACGAACTCACGCTCATTCTTAGCTGGGTCAATGTTGAACTCCAGCGCCATGCCATCAACCTGTACAGCACCTCGGTCTACTTTATAGGGGTTTTTCTTATCCCCTTTAATCAGGCCATGTGCGGATTGGAACTGCTTCTTGCCAATTTTGCGGACAAAACATTCCGGATCCGCACCTACGAGAATGTTCAAGCTCATGTCTATTACCTCTAGTATTTAACTACGTTTTGTTTAATGGATTTGTCAATGAACTCTTGCACTACAGGCAAGTCCTTGCAATCGCCACAGATGAAGTGCAGTTCGTCAAGCCACACCAGCTCAGCGCTCTCTTCAATGACAGGTATGGACTTGCAATTACCACAGCCACAAGATACAGCGAGGTCATACTCATCTTCTGACAAGATGTTACCACCATAGACGACAGCAAACTCTTCTTCGTCACCTACGTCAGCCTCTTGCTCAAGCTCCTCAATAGAGCGTGGATCAAGAGTGCAGTAGGTGTCCCCACCCACAGTAGTAAAGCCCCTCACCTTGCCACTGAAGAGCTTACAGCTATTGATCATAAGCTCAACGAGCTTGTCATCAGTGGTATAAAGACGCAGTTCAATATCACAGTCATCCTGTGTAGCCATGCAGGACACATATTGCTGCGAGGAATATTGACTAGTCTTCAGTGACGCTACGAAGAATTCTAATTTTCCTTGTGAAATTAGGTCTGCTGCTGTCACCTTTTTTTTGTTGTTTTCTGCCTCCTTGGCCTTGTCAAAGTTAACAACGTTAGTATTGCCGTTGCCAGAGCCTGAGTAGATGGAGTCTTGACGCTTATAGACGGGCCATTTATGCAACTCCAATGGACGGACATGCACGTCAGCAAATGCTTTGGGAATGTATGCCAGTTCAATTGGATAGGAGAACAAATCACCCGGCTTAGGTTCAAATGCGTCCCGGTGCTTGATGCCAGCCAAGTCGAGAGTTACCTCAACCATCCAACGCTCAGAGGCCCAGAACACTGTACGCTTGTCCTCACTCTCACAAATCCAGAGGGGGCGCTCATCATTGCGTACAAAGTTCATCGTCTCATTGGCGCTGTCATACCACGTCAGAGCAAACGCACCACAAGTTTTACTAATGGTTTCGTCTACACCAACCTTGGCCATTGAGTGGAAGATGTTGTCACTGTCAACCTCAAAGTCCTTGTGGTCTACAAGCAATTGTTGACTACGCAAGGTGCCATTGTGAGCGCCAATGATATGGTTGTGCTCGAATGGGTGTGCATTACGACGGTTGATCTTGCCTTTGGTTGCCCAACGGTTATGTCCCATCAACACGCACAGAGAGCCTTTCATAACTTCATCAAAGGCTTTGTACTCATACAAGTTCCAAGGAGTGCCCACAGATTTAACCACCGTTGTCTCACCCTGAGCATCTACTGCAAGAACGCCAGTAGAGTGTGGGCCACGGATGGTGTCAATCTCAAGCAGTCGCTTGAACACACTTTCTTCTTTAGCTGAGATATACCCAGCGACTCCAACGAGGCCGCAAATTTGACTATCCTCCAGCCCTAACAGGGCGAATCTATGAAATTATTTTCTAGCTTAAATATCAGTGACTAAGCATTCCATAACTGGGCTTCAGCCACCTTACGTGCCTCTACTGCCTGTTCAAATACTTCGAACAGCCCCAGGTGTTTGTGCTTACCCTTATGCTTAATATAAGCAACCCACTTACCTGAGTTTTTATTCCAGCCTACTCCCCTAACTCCAGAAGTATTGTTAGTCTGCTTGTCACGATTGATAGAGTTAAGGGCCTTGTCAGCCTCTCTCAAGTTGTACGCAAAGTTGTTTGAAGTATCCCTGTCTTCATGGTCAACTAGGTCTGGCATGTAGCCTTTGAAATAGAAGAACAGTAGACGGTGCTCTTGAAACAACCTGCCATGCACCCCTATGAAGCGGTACCCGGCATCATTTACCCAACCACAACGATTACCAGCCAGAGCACAGCCACGACTCTCTCGCCAATACAGAGCACCATCTTCAATGATGAATAGGTCCTCCATCAACTCTCTAGTAATTTCTACTCTATGCACTAAGGCCATGACACCTCTCGATTAATTCAAAGTAGTATTGGAAGCATTCGTGGTCTGGCCCAAAATGCTCCGGGTGTGGCTGGAAGCACAGAGCCTTAGTGGTTGGGTAGTAGACTGACTCAGTGTCAACTTCAACCAGATGTTGTGGTATACGTTCTTGTTGTCCATGTTCATTCATATACTCCTTGAAGCCTCCAAGATCAGCGACAGCTACAAGGATGCCATCAGGGCCACTGCGCATCATCTGATGATGAGTTGAGCTGACAGAAATAATGCGGTCAGATTTCACATCGACAAGATTGTGGTCACGTCCAGTAGCATGCTTGTCAACATGCTGATACATCTTGCCACCAGACATTACGTTAAGGAACTGACCACCACGACAGATGCCTGACATAGGAATGCCCATACGTTGGGCAATGGCAAAGTAGCCAGCCTCATATAGGTCACGCTCGAAAGAGTTGCCAGTGTACGGGTGGTTTTCTTCACCAAACAATGCTGGTGTAACATCTTCACCACCTGTGAACTGAATCATATCTGCCAGCAAAGGCCCCTTAGCAAGCTCCCAGCCAGCGTTAAGGAACATCCGGCCGTAGCCGTTACCATTACCACCAACGATATAAACCTTAGGCTGCATTAATCTTCTCCATCAAATGTGTTTGTGCCCATTCAGCCATAACTTCAATGGCCTTGTAGTAAGGAGCGCTATCGCCACCTGCCCTACGAGCTGGTTCAAGTGCAGCCTTAGATGCCATGAATGGGTTGGTGTTGACTAAGGCTTTCGGAGCGTCCTTATAGCGTTCATAAGGGAAGTTGACTCGGATGTACTCAGTCAGCCTTACACCGTCTGACATGTACATGGCACTATAGCCACTGAACTGACCCTGCTTAGCGTAGATGCCAGTCTTATTAGTTGGCTTGTGAGCCATGAAATTCTTAATGCCCTTGAACCCCATAGTCCCAACGTCAATAGAACTGTGCCAGCTAGTGTTATTATTCCACTCAGTTGGTGAGTCGGGAGTAATCTTGCGTTCAACACTAACTGTATGACCCAGCAAGAAGGCTACATCTTCATGTACACCAGCCTTGTGAAGGTCATAGGCCGCTTGTGCAGCATAAGTATGCTCCCACAAGAGCCTGAGAGACACTATAGAGCCACCTACGTAGTTGCCCGGATGGTCACCACTGCTTACGACAATGCGTGTCTCCAGCGCCTTCTCAGCGTCCTTGGTGATGAATGCGTCAGCGTAGGGGCTACGGTTAAGGAGCCAGTCCAAGTACCACACCTCTACTTCCTTCGGTAAGATACGGCCAATGTTCTCGCCATAATTCTCGCCATCTTGCAAGCCATTGATAATGAACTTAGCCTTGTGCCCACAAAGGAAGTGGTGACATACAGAAGAGCTAGTGCCAAGAATCTTTCCATTGCTGTCTATAAAGTTGGCAGCAGCGTTCTCTTTCCAAACAACATCTTCTAGAAACTCTTTGGTGGCATTTTCAATACGATCCTCCCAATCAATCTCAGGATGTACCTCCACTTTCAGCGCAGCACTTGCCATCATAACACCTCCACTGTATGCCCTATGAGCAGTAGAATTCTGTAGCCAAATGATTGAGCGTCCATCTTAGCCACCTTGATGGCACTCTCTGCGTCTTTAGCATAGAGACGGAACGTCCTGTCTGGCAGGTTGTTGGAGAAGTGAAGAGTCACTTCGTAATGTATGTATACACTCATGACGCACCATGCAATGGTGGGAACTTAGTTTCAAAAGCCTTTAGCGCCGCGTCCGCATCACGAGTGGCGGCTTCAATCTCAATGTCGACGTTACATGGATTGCGCAATGAGATTAAGAAACAACTCTTCCAGAACTCTCGACGGTCAAGCTCGTGGGCTATCTTAGCCCGCTTACTTTTATCTTCTTCAGGCCATGCCATGTTTCACCCCACTTGCCGGTGCCCAATAGAGCGTATAGCGTTTAGCCCAGATTAGCGTCACAGTCAGACTGACCACTCGCCAACTAGGCTTGCCACCAAAGTACACAAACACCTTACCTCCCGAAGCATCTTTCAAGGTTGGAAGTCGCTCACGAGAGTCAATAGGACGGTGCTTAATTCGTTTAACACGGAAGTTAGCCATGTGAATGCCCCTGTAAGCTCCTGTGAGCCGTTCTGAGAGGTTTTAATATAAAACCTAGGGCAATGCCTAGGCTTGGTGTGTAATGAGCTTAGGCGAGCTTAGAGACGCCATAAGGTCTGTGAAGGATAGTTCACCGGGAAGGTGCTTCTTACGCAAAGCAGATTCAGCCCAGAGGGCTTCTTTTCCTTTTGGGTGTGCAAGGTCACGTACGGGCTCAGTAAATAAATAACTTACTTTATCTGAGCCCAACATACCTACTCCGCTACCAAGCCGACAGATTACTCTCGCATCTTTCATTAATACCATGCCAACTGTATACTCTCCGTTAGACTCAGGCTGGCTTTTGCTTTGGAGGATTACAACCTCCCCAACCTCAAATTTAGGACGCATCATCTTCACCGTTAGAGATTGTCAGCGTCCCGTTGAACAACTCCACGCCGTGTGGGTTGAGAATACGGGAGACTTCACCGACTTCAAGAACACCCGCACTCACCAAACAAATTCCACCATACTTGCCACTGGCATGACCAACTACCTCAGTCACAAGTATGACGTTACCTGCTGGTGTTTTGACGATGTTGCCACGTTTGATTGGGTTTACTGTTTGAATAACCTCTTCTTTCACAATTACTTTCATGACAATCCTCCAAAATATTTTCAGACCTTAATGACCGTCGCTAGCATTTCACTAAACGCACATATTTACGCTATTTACGCCTTCATTTGTAGACGTTCCTCTGAAATATAAGTATATACTAGTATTTACTACAAAGTATAATGGTGAGTGAAACGAACATTATCAACAATGTATACACTTAAGTATACTTAGTGGTCGTTAACGCCACTCCAGAAATCAATGCCTTCTGGTGTCCCTGACCAGAGCATCAATTCATCAACATCTTTATATTTGTGAGAGTCATTTTTAAGGCACAGATTGATCCAGTATGAGTCAATCCCCTCCTGCGTCTTACGTCCCAAGTACTTATTACTATTGTCGTAACAACTGCGTTTAATGTCTTCAGCTTCTTCTACACTAAGGTCGTTAGCCTTAGCGTAGCGATCAATCTGCTGACAAGCTAGTGTCTCTAGGAATATGTCATACATGTCGTCCTGTCTCCCGGTGAATCATTACCCAAATATACTTGCAAGGGTACCAGATAAATGCGCCACACAGATCAGGATCTTTATCTAACAAGATTTGGTCAATCCAGCTGTCAGCGTCCCAGCCATGGTTAGCTTGATAGGCTTTAAAACACTCTTGTAATAAATCTTCTTGATCCACTTCAGGGTGTTTCTCAGCGTACAGGACGCATTGCCTAGCCGCTTTGCTTGCTAGAAACAAGTGATACATAAGTCACCTCAGCGTTTAGCCTTGAACTTAGCAGCAACACCCAAGCTAATGAGCTTCCGATGTTCACGCATTGATTGCGTCCAATTGTGTTGATAAGACTTAACGTCTTCCTTGCTCATATGGTAGTCAACGGACAAGGTGAGCATGTTGTTACGAGCATGACGATACATACGACTTTCCTTTTGTTGGGTTAGATATTCTAGCCTGTTCTCTAACTCGCACACGGCCTTGCTAGAGAACAGGGTACAACACCTTACTTAACTAGGGACGCAGCGTATTCAATGAGCCACACTTTAGGGGCAATGTAGATTTGCAGAGCTGTGAGTAGGCAAGAAACTGCAATGCCAGCAGCAATTATTGCGACAGTCCCGCCAAACAGTGCTGTAGGAAAAGTAGTATCACTACAGTAATTTTTGCTGTCGTGCTTCACCGCGATGATCATACCTTTGATCCAAGCCGCTACGATCAGGCTACAGATTAAAAACACTATCGTTGCTTCGGCTAACTTCCAGACAAGCAACTGACGAACGACTTCAGGAATCTCAGCCTGCAAGAAGTCAACCCCTTGCTTCACACCACCACTAACTTGCTGGATGATGTCAACCAATGCCCCTTCAAGCCCCTGTGAGGCTGTTACAGCTGTTTCAGCAGCTTGGGCATGCCCTGACAAGGCTAAGTAGGCACAAAGGCCTACAGCGGCTAGTAGGACGTAATAGAGCATGTGTTTAGCTATGGCTTTCATGTCACTGTACCTTTCCATGATATTTGTAAGGGGGTTTGGAGTCGAACTTGTAGATAACTAGTCCCACAACACCTTTCAGTGTTTTTTCTAGCAGCTCGTCTCGCGCCTTTGTTAAGGATGTCTGTGGGGAATAGGTCTGTGGGCAATCGGTGGGCTCAAGACATTCAAAGTGTTCGTCTTTAACCCACATTGACTGCCTGCCACCAGAGACTAAGTAAACGTACTTGGGCATATCTAAACCCTCAAAAGTTTTTCTAATGTTAATGTGTGTGGTCAAGCATTCTGTTACACGGGCACTTTCGTTACACGGCGTACTTACGGCGATAGAAGTCAGCTTGGCCCAGTGCCTCATTCTTAGTGTCTGCTGTACTAAGCAACACACCATTGCACATAACCCACCAGCATACACGGGCGGGACTACGCAACACTTCAAATATCATGGGGATCATCATCCAGTAAGATGGAAGCAAGGGCCACCAACATCACCATGATGACCACACCTAATACAAAGATTTCTAACATGTTCATAGCACTACGTCCCATGCCGGGCCATTGGCCAATTGTTTAGGAGCTTGAGCTAGCCATTGTTCCATGAAGGTTGGCTTAGTCACACGCTTGATAGCGTGACAGCACACATAGCCCCTACCTGAGCGCTTAACGCTAGTGTAAAGGCCATGCCCTGCTAACTCAAACTGTAGGCATACAGCGTTCAACACGCTGGTACAGCCATAGATACGTTTAGCCATGTTACACCTCAGCAATTAGGCCCATGTTCGGGATGGATGTCACCCTCACAACCACATTTGACAGTCTCAATGAACTTGTCTATGCGATCATCAAGGCTGACCACATTGCCCGGCCACACCACACCCGCTGCTTCAAACTCAAGGAGCAGGCCGTTGATACACTCAATGCGCACTTGCCAAATGGTCAGCACATTTTCGTGGTCATTACGTGCAGTCGCCCTGTCAAGACCAATCTGCGCCACTTTGCGCTGACCTAACAGGATGGTATGAATGATAGACAAATCGTCATGTAACTCTGACATGCGGCTCATATCGTCAACCCTCAGAATTAGTTTGTTATGTTATTGGCAGGCGCTAGCATTTGCTTACACGCCCCACAATCTACCGAAACATATAGGGGAGAAAGGGCCATGGTCACCTATGGCATAGAAAGGTTTGAAGTCTATAGCGCGATCTACGCGCATCCAAAGCAACATCCTTTCTGTATGTACCATAGTGTTAACTAACATGGCCCCACCTATTACGCTACATGCGGAACATCAAGGTTGTCGAAGGTTTCATCTGCCACCACTTCTTCTTCACCAATGATAGCGCCGAAGTTGCAGAGCTTGAGCACAGCTTGAATGGTAGCGTCATTAACATGCAGCTTAACCTTGGCCTGATCTTCTGGTGTGAGGCCAACAACCTTTTCCTGCACAGCATTGTGCTCTTTGATAACGCGTTGAAGAGCAGCCTCAAGGTCAAAGCCTTTGAATGGGCTAGCGGCTTTCAACTCCCACCACATACCAGCCTTGGCTTTCTCGAAGTTGTCTTCAATGTGTTGCTTACCACTCCAACCAATGAAGCCAGTGTCGTCAACCTTAAGGCCACCATAGAGCTTAAACCACTCTACCAGTGCCTTGCCATTGATGGTATTGCCAAGCGCTTCTACAAGCTTGCCAGCATACGACCAGTCACCATGCTCATAAGCATGACGGATGGTAGCTACAGCAGCCACTTGAACGCTCACACGGGCAGACTGTACAGACTTAACAGCAGCGGCTTGAATCTTTTCCAGACCAGCTGCATCTTTGGCGAATACATATTTGATAGCTTTCATGGTGTGTTACTCCGAGCAAATTAGTTTCAGAAGTTAATTCAGCGGGCCAGCATTTGCTTAGGCTCGTGCTGTCATACCCTTGCCAGTTGGCTTAAACCATTCCTTCAGGTTAGAGCGTGAGCCACGATAGACCTTGTCGTTCATCTTCTTCAGGGCTTTACGTGCTTCTGGATTGTTCTCTGCCTTGAGCGCTTGTACCTTAGCTTCACGCATTACAAGCTTAGAAGCTTGAGGACGTGTATCGGTGTGGTTAACTCGTTGTTTCTTTTGGAAGGCCATGTCATCACCATGTCATTGGCTGTGATTGACGCCAATAGCTAAGCATTAATGTTTGATGGTCAACGCTGAACACATAACCTTCTGTTCTACACATTGCCACCATGCTGTTAACTTCTGTCCAACTAGAGCATTGGACATAACTCTTTACGTTCATGTTTGTCCCCCGTTGGTTTACTTAAGCTATCTAGAAGGGGAGGGAATATCGACCTAAGTCCCAACCAGATAGCTTAAGTAAACCTTTCGGTTTACACAGAGGGACAATCCACTAGCCTCGATACGCTAGTCATCTCTGGTCAGTCACTCCCTAGTTTCACCAGTTGCTAAGTGGTTACGCTAGTCGGTTATATAGCCACTGACAGGGCCGGTGCTTAACTATCCTAAGCAATCCATACGGAGACATGTTCTTCGCTCATGTCACAGCGGGCTGGTCTACAATCCATCAGCGCGGAACACTTAGCTTTCCTGTTAGGACTACACACATTCAAGGTTCGCCCTAACGCTAATCACTTTGTGTCGCCCCCTTAAGGGACGTACAGTTGGTCGACTTAGACAAGGCCCGTTTGCCCCTGTTACATGACTATCAGCTAGTCACCAGCTAAACGTTTAGTCTCCGGGCGTTACCCCTAACCGTTTCCGGTTGATACTAAATGTGGCCTCGGATATACGTAGTCTCGTAGACCTACCGACCTGTACCAATCATTCAGTGACGCTATTTAATCATGTTTCGGTGTAGCCTGTCAAACTTATTTTCTACTGTGAACCTGTGTGGCTGGTATTGCATTGTCTGTAGTTGGAAGTCCCTAGCATGGCGAACCATGACTAAGCCCTAACTACCTGGCCTTCGCCCCAAGGGCTGATTAGTCAGTGACGATTTAAACTCTACAGCGTGTTGCTTGTGTTGTCAATTGGCAATCGCTCTAAGCTGCCTGAGTAGATTCGGGATTAGCTACTAGGTCCCTGCAACTGGCTGCTGTGCTGCTCCAGTGACGCTATAGTCTCATACGACATTTGGTGTGTCAATACCATTCGTCGGCTTAGTCATAGATCATCCACATAGATGAACCGGGTGTGCGTGCGAATAGCATAACCCCTTACACACTGTCAAGCGTACTCGTATGCAATACGTTTGTTAATACTAAACGCAGACTACGTCTGCAAGTTCCTAAACGCATAACATCAAAGGCATTAACTAACTCGTGACCGAAGGGAACGTATAAGTGTAAGCCTTGATACATATGGGCTGTAGCTTAGTTCATGTACATAATACATGCATGGCAACTAACTGGTCATGTAACGACAGTGTCAATGCACCCTCACTCCCAACTAATCAACTCGTACAGACGAGTAGGCTATCGTCGATAGACGTTAAGAAGAACGCTCATTCTCCTTGCTGGGCACTAGTGCACACCCGTGGGGCAGGGGGTTAGGGGAGGGGTGTACATACTTGCATTAACCCCTCAAATTTTCTCAGCAAAAATACAGCCGTACAAGGTTCCTCTCGTATAATAAAAGGAAATATTAAGTGGGCTCTCTCGTCATGAAGACGGGAGAGTGCTAATACGCTAGGAGGAGCTTCCTGCCCGTCAGGGCGTTTAGCTAAACGTAAGAGTAATATTATGAATACAATTAATGAAGAGGATTGGTTATGACCGACATAACCTTAGTGCCCATCACCTCTGGTTACAATCTGTCAAAGATTAATGACAACTTTGATAAAGTTGAAGATGTCATTAACAATGATGTACTGCATGTACGTGGTGACAATAACACTATGTACCAAGACTTGGACCTTAATGGCAACTCTTTGCTCAATGTGTCCGCTAACCCAAATGAACCCGGTAGCTTAGTCACAATTGAAGTAGGTGACGCTAGGTGGTATAATGTCAGTGGGGACACCCTCACTGGCCCCATGAATGTTAATGGTCAACCTATTCTTGGCTTAAGAGAGCCTGTAGGTGATAGTGAGCCGGTTAGGAAGGTTGACCTAGACTATGAGATTGACGCTCGTGTGGCTGGTGACATTAACCTACAAGAGCAGCTCAATGGCGTTAACCCACCTATGGGCAGTGCGTTCAGTGAGATTAGTTGGCACAGTCAGCTTATAGCCAACTCAATAGCCATCCCAGACAATGTAAATGCTTGGTCGTTTGGACCTACTATGTCTATTGGCGTAGGGCAAGTAGTTGAGATTGGGGAAGGGTCATTTTGGACTATAGCTAATGGCGCTACAACAGGGGCCGGTACTCTGAACCCAGAGATTCCTTCTCCGCTGGATATGGGAGAGTTACCATGAGTGAAGATGTATTTAAGTTGAAGAGAGGAGACACCGGTAGTGTTAACGCCTACCTCCCTGCTCTAGGAGAGCCTGTATACGACTACCAAGCTAAGAAGCTGCGCATAGGTGATGGAGTGACTTTAGGTGGAACTCCGCTCTCCCTAGAGCCCAGCCCAGGTCTTACAGGCACCCCTACAACCCCAACAGCGGCGCTGGATACTAACACCACTCAAATTGCTTCTACAGCGTTTGTAGTAGGCCAAGCCGGTACCTCAACTCCCTTGGTTGACGGCACAGGTACCGTTGGTGTCAGTTTGAGATACTCTCGACAAGACCACGTCCACCCAATAGATACTAGCAGAGCTCCTCTGGCGTCTCCTGCGTTTACAGGAGTCCCCACTGCGCCAACTGCCGCTCCCGGCACTAACACCACTCAACTAGCTACCACTGCAATGGTACAAGCGGAGATTGCTAACAAGAGGGCCTTTACAACATATACGCCTGTAGTGACGGCAGCATCTAACTCATTTACAGCAGCTTCGGCAACTGGCGGATACATGGTGGCATTTGGTATTTGTTACTTTATCGTCACCATCACAATCACTACCAAAGGCACTGGTGCTCAACCAATCTTTACTTTACCTCGTGCAGCTCTGGCAGGTTCGTCCGGCTGGGTGTTCCCATGTCGAGAAAACGCTGTAACAGGCAAGGCAGGTATGGCGGTTATTCAACCGGGACTAACCACAGCTTTCACATCAGGCACAGACACAGGCGTCCCTGATCTTTCTACTAACGGTGCGGTAATCGTAGTTTCAGGTTCGTACCCAATTGCTTAATAAAAGGAAATCATAATGAGTACATTGCGTACCGACACGCTGCAAACTACTGACTCCAGCTTCTCTATTGACGTAGACCAACTGGTGTCTCAAGATAACTTGGGAGATTACATTACCCAAGAAGAATTAGATAACGCCCTGAATAGCCAGAACTTAAACGTGAAGTTGTATGGTGCTGTTGGTAATGGCATAGCTAACGACACTCCGGCCATCAACGCTGCCCTTGCTGATGCTATTGTCAAAAGGAAGGCTGTGTATTTCCCATCTGGCGTGTATAAACTGAGTGAAGCATATGGTGGCGCTGGCTATTGCCTGTTGAACCGTGGAGTTTCGATGATTGGTGAGGGGGCACTTAGAGTACAGTTAATCCCTGATGCAGCCCTGCCACCAACTGCAGACTACATCTGGCTAAAACCAACAGCAGCAGACGTACTTGACTTTGTCGAGATTAGTGGGTTGTTTATCTATCCTAATGCTCCGGGTAACAAACGAGGCAAACGTAGTCTGTTTGTAGATATGTCAGAAGTTAGTAATGCAAGTTCTGTCCACGTGGACGGTTGCTACTTTGCCCCCGGCAATGACTATTCGCTTGAGTGGTTTACTAACGCGGTTAACGTACAGGGTGGCCCAGCTAACTCCCTCTTTGAACGCACCCATTTCTGGGAGGGCGTGAAGATGACTAACCATGGCGACAGCAATACGTTCCGTAACTGCGTATTCCGCTCTAGTGTTGGCTCTGGTCGTGTGGGCGTTAATACCAAGAGTATTTATGCTGGCGGTGGCCAAGCTTCCCAACTGACTGTTGAGCAATGTAATATGGACTGTGATGGTGGTGCCATTCTTGCTTTGAATGGACTCAAATATACCATCATCAAAAACAACATTGAACAAAGCCATGGTACGGGTACAGGCTCAGGAGCTTGTATTGACCTTGATGGCAGTGAAGGTGGCTGCTCTTGGGCCCAGTTTGAGGGTAATAGTATCGGGGCTTTTGGGGCATCAGCGCTGTCCGCAATCTTACGTATTAACAATGCCTACCAGACGAAAGTGAGCCATAACAGATTCACAAGCGCTCTGGCAGCTAACTCTCCCACCTGCATCTTTATTTCGTCTTTGGCTACTGATACTATCATCGAGCAGAATGAAATCGGCACTGCTTTCACTACGACAGTAAATGATTTGGGCGTTGGTACCCGTGGCATCCCACACTTAATCACACCTATCAATGGGTTTGCTAACTTGGGTGGGTATGCTCCACTAGCTGTTTACAAAGAGCCCGGTGATGCTGGACTGCGCATCACTGGCTTCTTGACATGCCCTGCCTCGCCGAATGGTGTTGTACTTGGTACATGCCCTCCGGGCTCACGCCCACTCTTAGTGCATCGTATCCCAGTATACGCACTTGTCAGCGCAACACCGTCGATGGGCACTATTGAAGTCAGGACTGACGGTGATATTGTCTACTACGGTGGGGCAGCTTCTCAAATCGCTCTAGGCGGGGCTACCATTGGTGGCCTTGGCTTTGTGAACGGCAACCTTTAATTTGGAGAGGGACAAGGATGTCCCTATAACTATGACTATAGAAAAAGGCCAGTTACAAGATACTATGGGCAGACCTCTGACACAGAGTCTGTTTCTAGAACTAGGGTATTCAGAATACTCTGTCTACACCCTCAAAGAGCAAGACTACGCCTATAAAGGTAAGAACTACCCCTCTCTCAAACGCCTCTACTTGAAAGAAGAGGATGTCACTGAGTATGAATTCGCAACTAAACACTTGCTTGGTTGGCAACACTGGAAGCGTCTGTGTGAGAACAAGCAAATTCGTAAACATATTGATGAGTGGCGTGAAGAGTTGGAGCTTAAGATCCGCTCCCAAGCAATCCGTGACATGCAAGGCTTATGTGCGTCAGAGAACGGCAACTTCTCAGCAGCCAAGTTTCTAGCTGACCGTGGTTGGGAGAAGCGTGCTCCGGGCCGCCCTAGCAAGCATGATAAAGAGAAAGAAGACCGTCTGGCTGACAGACTCTCAGATGAGTTCAGTGCAGATATCATTAGACTTAAGGTGTAAATAATGGACGAAGATTGGCTCATAGAGGCTGAGAAGAAATTAAAAAAGATGCCGCCTCAGGCTCGTGAAGTCAGAGATCGTGCAGAAGCTGACCTCTTCTTTTTTGCTAAGCTGGTTAACCCCGGTTATGTATATGGTAAAGTCCACGAAGAAATCTTTCGTTGGATGCAAGAGTATGATTTGTTTGGGCAGGGTGAGCAACTCTGCTCTAACAAACTCATTATGCTGCCACGAGCGCACTTGAAGAGCCATATGGTGGCTACTTGGTGTGCATGGGTGGTAACCCGTCACCCTGAAGTTACAATGCTCTATGTGAGTGCTACAGCCACTCTGGCAGAGACTCAGCTATACGCTGTAAAAAACATCCTCGGCTCTAGCTTATACCAGCGGTACTGGCCTGAGTATATCAACCCACAAGAAGGTAAGCGTGAGAAATGGTCCTCGACTAATATGTCTGTAGACCACCCTAAGCGTCGTAAGGAGGGCATCCGTGATGCTACCATTAGCACAGCAGGACTCACAACCAACACTACAGGGTGGCACGCTGACATCGTTGTCGCAGACGACCTCGTCGTACCAGAGAATGCTTATACAGAAGATGGACGCGAGTCAGTATCTAAGAAAGCAAGCCAGTTTACCTCCATCCGAAACGCGGGTGGTTTCACAATGGCCTGCGGCACACGTTATCACCCAAGCGACATCTACAGAACTTGGAAAGAACAAGTCTACGATGAGTACGATGACGAAGGCATCCTGACTGGTAAGTTGCCAGTGTGGGAGATTAAAGAGTTTGTTGTGGAGCGTGATGGCATCTTCACTTGGCCAAGAACCATCCGTGATGATGGTAAGGCCTTTGGGTTTGATATCCGGGTACTAAGCCGCATCCGTGCAGAATACTCTGACCGAGTGCAGTTCTACGCTCAGTATTACAACGACCCTAACGACCCCGGCAGTGATCGTATTAGTCGTGAGAAGTTTCAATACTGGAATCCACGGGCCCTCAAGAAGGAGGGTAGCAAGTGGTATTACGCTGATCGTAAGCTTAACGTCTATGCCGCAGTTGACTTTGCATTCTCCCTCTCTAAAGCTGCTGACTACACTGCAATCGTAGTCATTGGCATTGACAGTGAGAACAATGTCTATGTGTTGGACATTGACCGATTTAAGACAGACAAGACTTTGGAGTATTTTGAACATATCAAAGAGCTACACTCCAAGTGGAACTTCAATAAGTTTAGGGCAGAGGTTACGGTAGCCCAGAAGGTTATCGTTAACGCAATCAAGGACTACGTGCAGAAGGATGGTTTGAGGCTCGCTGTAGAAGAGTATCGCCCCAACCGCACCGAGGGCTCCAAGGAGGAGCGTATTGCTGCCACCCTCGAACATAAGTATGACAACCTTGAAGTGTGGCACTTAGAGGGCGGCTGGACTTCCGTGCTGGAAGAAGAGCTTGTTCTTAGTAGGCCACCACATGATGACATCAAGGACGCCTTGGCAAGCGCTGTAGGCATCGCTATCCCACCAATGAAAAGTAGGTCGTCCGCCATTAAGGACTTCTTTGCTCCAACTAAGCAGACTTCGCGCTTCGGCGGAGTTGCCTTTAAACACTAAGGAAAACATATGTCTACCGCAGTTGCCGAATTAAAGACGGTTCTAGTACAAGACGACTACAGTGGCTGGGTAAGCTGGCTCTGGAATGATTACAATAACCAACGACGTGGCAAGATTGATGAGTGGAAAGAGTTGCGTAACTATGTGTTCGCTACTGATACATCAACTACTTCTAACTCAACCTTACCTTGGAAGAACTCCACAACCACCCCTAAGCTGTGTCAGATCCGAGATAACCTCCACTCCAACTATCTATCCGCCCTCTTCCCTAACGACGACTGGCTGCGTTGGGCAGGCTACACCAAGGATGACTCTCTCAAGCAGAAAGCTGCAACCATTGAAGCTTATATGTCGAACAAGTGCCGGGAGAGCCATTTCCGCACTACAATGTCTAAGCTAATTTATGACTACATCGACTATGGCAACGCATTCGCCACTGTAGCCTTTGAGGCGAAGTATAAGACGATGCCAGATGAAACCTTGGTCCCAGACTACATTGGCCCTAAGGCAGTCCGTATCAGCCCTATGGACATTGTGTTCAATCCCCTGGCCGACGACTTCATGAACTCGTTCAAGATTGTCCGTTCTGTGAAGACTGTAGGTGAGTTGAAGAGGCTGGCACAGGATGAACCTGAACAGGCATTCTGGACTAAAGGTCTTGAACGTCGCGAGAAGATTCAGCGCATGCTTGGCGGCTACTCTATCGAGGACTTTGACAAAGCTTGTGGCTACAGTGCTGATGGCTTCGGCAACATGTACTCCTACTTCATGGGAGACTTTGTAGAGATTCTGGAGTTCTACGGGGATTATCATGACCATAGCACTGGTGAGCTGAGCACTAATCGCATGATCACCATTGTTGATCGTGGCTGCTGTGTGCGTGATGAAGCCATTCCAACTTGGATGGGTGGTGCTCCGATTTTCCATGTAGGCTGGCGCTTCCGTCAAGATAACCTGTGGGCCATGGGTCCTTTGGACAATCTTGTAGGTATGCAGTACCGCATCGACCACCTTGAGAACTTGAAAGCGGATGCGATGGACTTGGTTGTTCACCCACCACTTGCTATCCAAGGTGAGGTAGAAGAGTTTGTTTGGGGGCCGGGTGCAGAAATACACTTTGATGAGGGGGGTTCTGTAGGCCTCCTATCTCAAGATATGAACAGCCTTATCATGGCCAACAATGAGATCCAGATGTTGGAAGATAAGATGGAGTTGTATGCCGGTGCTCCTCGTGAGGCAATGGGTATTCGCACTCCGGGTGAGAAAACAGCCCTTGAGGTTCAGACGCTCTCTAACGCTGCTGGGCGCATTTTCCAAGAGAAGGCTACCTCCTTTGAGATTGAATTGCTCGAACGCACTCTGAACGCTATGCTAGAGTCTGCTAGACGCAACCTTGATGGTAGTGATACCATCCGAGTGCTTGATGATGATATTGGCGTACAACAATTTCTCAGCATCACCAAAGATGACATCACTGCTAATGGTAAGATCAGACCTATTGGTGCTCGTCACTTTGCTAAACAAGCTCAGGACTTGCAGAATATCGTTGGCGTCTTCTCTTCCCCTATTGGACAGATGATTGCACCTCACACTTCTAGCAAGGCTATGATGAAGTTTGTAGACGATGTAACTGGACTGAAAGGTTATGATATCTTCCGGCCTAACGTTGCCATTGCAGAACAACAGGAAACTGCGGCCCTTGCTAACCAAGCTGCTGAAGATAACCAAGTGGCTGCTACAATGCCCGTAGAGCCTGGCATTTAACAAACCCTAACGTTGGTATTACTTTTCTCCTAGGGCCTCCCACAGAGGCTCTCAGGAGCTTACAGAGGTATTCATGAAGCAATCTTGGACTACTGGGCTCAACAAAGAGCTCGCTGTTGATGTACGGGCTAACTTTAAAGAGTCACTAGTGCTCCGCAGACGCCTAGTGAAAATGCTCAATGATAAGATTAACGCATCATCGAAAGAAGGACGCTCTAAACTGCTGTACGACAATCCTAACTGGGCGCTTCTACAAGCTGACCAGAGGGGGTATGAAAGGGCCTTTGCAGAAATAATTGATCTAATTGACGAAGGTGTGTAGTCTTTTCTCTCAAAAAAGAGTATAGTATATACTAATACTAAATATACTTAATGTATACTTAAAAGACTTAAGAAGAAAATAAGAAAGGATATGCGTTTAGTATACTCTAGCATATACTAAGTATACTAAACCAAAGTTATTGGCATGTAGCTCAGAGGTAGAGCGACGGACTGTTAATCCGTTGGTCGTAGGTTCGATCCCTGCCATGCCAGCCAATTAAAATTATATAGGAAATCAACACTGTGACAGACCAGTCCGTGTTTAGCGAACAAAATCCGGCTACCAAGCCACAAGAGCAACAGCAACAACAGGCTGCTCCTAATGCGTATGAGGACCTCCTCAAGGGCATTAAGAATGAGCAAGGCCTTCCTAAGTATGCCACCCTTGATGAGGCTCTTAAAGCTCTCCAGCACTCGCAGGAATATATTCCACAGGTCAAGTCGCAACTGACTCAGAAAGAGCAGGAGCTAAGTGATCTTCGAGCTAAGCTAGAGCAACAAGCGTCTCTCGAAGAAGTGGTATCACGACTCACTAAGCCAAATCAGCCAGAGCCTCAGGACAACCATCCTCTAGGTAGTGGACTTGATGAGAGTGCAGTGATGAAACTTGTGCAACAGCAGTTGGAGCGTAATCAGCAGACTCTCTCTGCTCAAGCGAACCAACAACAAGTTGAAAGCGCCCTTAAAGCTAAGTATGGCGACAAGACAGTTGACGTTGTTAAACAGCGTGCTGCTGAGCTTGGCCTTACTCCACAAGCTTTGGGTGAACTGTCAAGCAAGAGCCCCCAAGCGGTTCTAGCTCTTTTCAATACCCAAGGGTCACAAGGCCCTAAACCTACTACCTCAAGCGTCAACACTTCTGGATTCCACCAACAGCAACCTGTACTTGAACGGCCCACTAAGTCTCTACTCACGGGCGCCAGCTCTAAAGATCAGGCAGCATACATGGCTAAGATTCGAGAAGATGTTTTCCGCAAGAATGGTATAGACCAATAAAAAGGATAAGAAATGCAACTTACCGATAACACTCGGGCGTTTATCGAAGCGGAGCAATATTCTCAGTTCATTCTGATGAACCTCCACGACGGCCTGTTGCCAGAAACCTTCTGGCGTAACGTTTCGGACTTCGGCTCTGGCTCGGTCTTGAACATTAAAACCATTGGTAGCGTAACTCTGCAAGAAGCGGAAGAAGACGCTCCTCTGATCTACAACCCGATTGAGTCTGGTAACATCACCTTCCGCATCACCGAATACAAAGGTGACGCTTGGTATGTAACTGATGACCTTCGTGAAGATGGTGCTCAGATTGACCAGCTGATGGCAGCTCGTGCTGCTGAATCTACTCGTGCTCTGCAAGAAGGTTTCGAAACCGACTTCCTAGACACTGTAGGTGACTTCTACGCTGGCAACCCCGGCCCACACAATGTCAACGGCTTCCCCCACCTTATCGTGTCGGCTGCCACTGGCAACGTGATCCAACTCCAGCACTTCCTCCGCATGCGTCTGGCTTTTGACAAAGCTAACGTTCCTGCTGAAGGTCGTGTGGCTATCGTTGACCCGGTTGTTGAAACCACTTTGGCTGGTTATGTGACCCTGACCTCTGACATCACCCCTTACGCTGTTGCAATCATCGAAGGTGGTCTTGCTCGTGGTCAACGTTTCGTGCACAAAATGTACGGCTGGGATATCATCACCTCCAACCGTCTGCCTGTCCGCACTTACAATGATGGCACCACTAGCCTGAACGGTGTTGGTAACATCTTTATGTCGGTCCTGGATGATCAGACTAAGCCTGTTATGGGCGCATGGCGCCGGATGCCTAAGTCCGAAGGTGAGCGTAACAAAGATCGTGCTCGTGATGAGTTCGTGGTTCGCGCTCGTTATGGTTTTGGTATTCAACGTGAAGACACCCTCGGCATGGTTGTCACCTCGGCTACCAACATCACTCCTGACTTGACTCCATAAGGAAAAACAAATGGCTTTTGAAGATAGCGCAGGTCTTAACGTCCACAACCACTATGGCCCACGTCACAGTGGTGGTGAGCAAGGCGTTCATAAGACCGAAGGCTTTGAAAACGAATACGTAGTTGACGGTGCCAGTCAAGGCTTGCCATACCTCTTCCCTCGCGGCGGTGGTGTGTTTGTCTATAAGATTGACCGCACCTATGCTATTGGTACTGTGACTGACGTCACTATTGGTGGTCTGTCGGTTAACTCTGCTACTGAAGCAGCCCCGATTAAGATCCCCTTCAACAACACTGGTGTTGTAGCTACTCCGGGCCTCACTGGCGGTCGTCTTGTGATTTACTTCAAGAAGTCCGCTGGCTATGAGCCTGATATCTATCCTGCTTTCCCTAACGATGGTCAAGAGCCTGTGGCTAGTGTTGACACTACCCCAGCAACTCTCTCCCTCAGCGTTGGTGGCACCAAGCAAGTTAGCTCTATCGTATCTCCGTCGTTGGCTAACCAATCTGTAGTGTACTCCACTTCTGATGCAACTAAAGCCACTGTAAGCCCTTCGGGCGTTGTGACTGGCGTAGCTGCTGGTAGTGCGACCATCACCGCTCGTTCGGTTGCGGACAATACCAAGACTGACACCGTTGCTGTTACTGTAACTTAATAACACAAGTGTCTGGCCCTAGCGACAATGTCAGGACAGGACCTGAAATCCTGCAACCTTCTAGGGCCATTTAAGCCAGTCATTCAGAAATGGGTGGCTGGCTTTTTTATTGTCCAAAATTAGGAGAACATAATGGTAGAGCACGTAAGTATCTCAGATGTAGATAGGCATGAAGTAAAGCACGCTTCGACAGCCCTATTAAACCAGTCTCTGTTATCTAACGGTAATGGTACTACTAGATTTTCATACATCTCATATGCAGACTTAACCAATAAGCCCACTATAGCCGGGTATAGGCAGGTGTTGGCAGGGGCCTCTACAGCGGCCACTCAAGCCCCCGCTGCTGTAGACACGCCACTCCAAGTGGAGTTTGGGCCAGCTGTAGCGACTGCTGATGTTACGTTAGCGTCTAATGGCCTATTGACATTCAATACCCCTGGTGACTATCAAGTTACATTGTTCCTCAGATTCGGCAGGACTAGTGGGGCTGGTACAGCAATCTTACTCAGCCGAGTGCTAGTCAATGGTGCTCAAGCGCTAAACACCAACGGCCTTAAGCTGTCGGACCAAGATGCAATCGTCCCGTTCTCCTCTACACTAAACATCCAATCAGTGAGTGGTGGATCTACTTTTCAGCTTCAGATTATGCGCGATTCAACTGGCATTAACAATGGCGGGCTGTTTAGGATTGTGCCAACTGCTGCTGGGTGGAACAATTCGCCTTCTGCAACGATTGTCGTAAGTAAGTTTGTAGGAGCTCTGTAATGTCAGCTAAGATGACTTTACTCGAATTGGTGCAGGATATTTTGTCGGACATGGATAGCGACGAGGTCAACAGCATTGACGATACTATCGAGTCCACTCAAGTTGCCCAGATTGTAAAGGCCACTTACCAAGCTATGATGAGCAACCGTAACTGGCCTCATCAGAAGCGTTTGCTCACTTTGACGCCCTCAGGTAATGACAGTCTTCCTACTCACATGACTATGGAAGAAGACATCAAGGAAATGGTTGGCATAAAGTACAACTGTGCTAAGCTTGAACATGGGGCGCGTAGATTGTACCAACCAATCCATTGGGTGGAACCTGACGATTTCTTGCGCATTAGCAACGGTCGTAACACAGATGACCCAAATGTAGACGTCATTATCGATGACAATGGCGTGGAGCTATTAATTGTAAGTAACCAAGCCCCCCGCTATTACACCAGCTTTAATGACAACACCCTTATCTTTGATGCCTATGACTCAGCTGTAGATGACACCCTGCAAGCTTCTAAGATGCAGGCAACAGCGTATGTGATGCCTGACTGGGTTCACGCTGATGACGCCATCCCAGACCTTCCAGCAGAGGCCTTTACGGCTCTTCTAGAAGAGGCTAAGAGCCGAGCTTTTGTAAAGCTGAAACAGCAGTCTGATCCAACGGCAGCAACTGAGGCTAGGCGCCAACAAGCATGGCTCTCTCGTAAGGCATGGAGAGCGGCTGGTGGAGTTAAGTACCCCAATTTTGGGAGGGGGCATAATAAAGGGCGTAGAGATCCTACGTTTAGGCAAGATGACTAAATACTATGTCTACCACATCTGTCGTAAATCAGATGTTGGCAACTTGGGTGAGGGGTATATCGGCATCACTCAAAATCCTAAGGAGCGTTGGTACAATCACAAAATTGGCTGTAGCGGCTCCACGATAGTTAACAGGGCCTATAAGAAATATGACGATATTATCGAGTCTGTGATTCTAGAAGGCTCCAAAGAGTTGTGCTTGTACACTGAAATGACTCTCAGGCCTAATGCGAGGCAAGGTTGGAACATAGCTGAAGGAGGTGGGATGCCACCCAGCGCTAAGGGCAAAATCATGACTCAGCGACAGAAAGATAGGATAGGCGCCTCTCAGACAGGTAAGCTACACCATGGCTGGAAAGGCTACTGGGTAATTGATGGGGTACCTTATGAGTCTATGAATCAAGCGAGCGCTGCCTTAGGGTGCTCTAAGAGAACTGTCAGGAATAGGGCCCTCAGCCCCGACTGGCCCACTTGGACTTTCAAAGAAAGTCTTATCCAACCTTCAGGAATGACAACTAATGATTGAGTCAGAGTACAACGGATACAAGATTGTTGGTGACGGAACCTACGGGCACAAGGAAATTAAAAATCTTGGCCGTGGCTCTATTCACCTATCATTACGTGGCAAGTTCACTACGGAGAAAGTGGCTCGTCAAGCTATCGACCAACACTTAGCCTCCAAGGTGAATAAAGATGACAAGGCAGATTAATCCAGTAGAGGTAAGCAACTTTGTAGCTGGCCTTATAACTGAGGCCAGTCCCCTGACATTCCCAGCCAATGCTTCTTTGGACGAGGACAACTTTGTTCTTAACAGAGACGGTTCTCGTAAGCGCAGGCTTGGTATGGATCTGGAAGAGGGGCGCATAGAACACGGCACCTTTATCACCCTTCCTTCAGATGGTAATGTGGCCACAAGCTCAGTAAGGTGGAGTAACGCTGGGGGTAACCCGGATAAAGATATTATAGTTTTTCAAATAGGGGCGGAGCTAAGGTTCTTTGACGCGGACACTAACCCAATCTCCGCAGGGCTTATCCATGTCAATGGATTCCCAGACGTCCCTATTTCAAGACAGTTCTCTTATGCGGTAGTTGACGGCACCCTTATTGTTGCTACAGGCCGTAAAAACATTACAGTCTATAAGTATACCAATGGAGTTGTAACGCAAGCGGATCAAACCCTTCTCATACGTGATCAGTTTGGCGTGACCGATATAGCCGCTGGTGTAAACTTGAGAGAGGGCACTGGAGTTACAGTAAGGACCACCACAAGGACTGATACACACGTCTATAACTTACGTAATCAGACTTTTGCACAACCTCGTAAAGTGATAGATCTGGAGTTAGTCAGAGATCCAATTGAGGAGTTTTTGGATAAGTCTGAGGGTAAGTATCCTTCAAACTCTGACACTGTTACTTACGCATTGTATTCTGATTCGAATGATGAAGACGATCGTAACTCAGAGAGGTTTAATGCTGAGGATGTAGTCAATAGTCCAGTTGGCACATGGCCAGCACCTAAGGGCTATTTCATCATAGATGCAATGGCGCGTGGTACTAGCCGCTTAACTGAGTACAATAAGTTAATGGCTCAGTACCCCTTGTTGACCATTGGCATTACAGGACTTCCTACTGACACCACCCCCGGTGGTGCCACCTGTGTCAGTGAGTATGCAGGCCGAGTCTTTTATTCCGGCTTCTCTGGTGAGATTATAGGGGCTGATGATAACTCACCACGCATGTCATCTTACGTCCTGTTCAGTCAACTTGTAGAGGACCCGACAGATATCACCACATGCTACCAAGACGGTGACCCAACCTCTAAAGATACTCCTGACCTGCTGGATACAGATGGTGGCTTTATCCGCATTGAAGGCGCCTACAACATTGTACGCCTAATTAACATTGGCAACGCTCTGGCAGTTCTAGCAGCCAATGGTGTGTGGCTAATTCAAGGTGGTAGTGACTACGGCTTTAAGGCCACTAACTACATGACTACCAAAGTGACTAACCATGGTTGTGACAGCCCTGGCTCTGTAGTGGTGGTTGATAACACCTTTATGTATTGGTCGGATGATGGTATCTATAATGTAGCCCCAAATCAGTTTGGAGACTACACAGCAGAGAACATCACTCAGAAGACTATCCAAAAGTATTACGATTTGATTGATGGTCTTGACCGCAGGTCATGCAAGGGAGTCTATGACACTTATGAAAAGACTGTTCGATGGTTGTACGGAGGGCGTATTACTAGCTCTGCTAAGGCCAAAGAGCTCATCTTGGATATCACTCTGGGCGCGTTTTATCCATCTACAGTGGGACAAATCACTGAGGGGAGCAGATTGCCTTTGCCATTGACGGGGGTAATTGTTCCACCCTTTAGGACGCTGGAAGTTGATGTGCCAGTAACTGTTAATACTGCCCCTGTGATTGCAGGTGGACAGGTTGTGACAATTACAGATAATATAGTTCAGTCAACAACTCGTGAAGTTATCTACGCAGTTTTGACTAGGGTTAACCCCACACTGGCGTTCACTTTCGGCTCTTACAAAGATCAGTATCACAAGGATTGGAGAAGTGTTAACGGAGTGGGTGTTGACGCTGAGTCCTACTTACTCACTGGTTATATCTCAGGAGGAGATTATCAGCGGAGTAAACAAGTGCCTTACTTGACCACCCATTTCGCCAAGACTGAAGACGGGTTTAGCGTTGATGGTAATGGTGACCTCTACCCGGATAATCCATCTTCTTGCTTAGTGCAAGCACAATGGGACTGGGCTAACAGTGCCACCTCGGGCAAGCGGGGAAGGCAATTCCAAGCTTATAGATTTAGACGGCATTACATTCCTCAATCAGAAGCAGATGAGTTTAACAATGGCTATGCCACAGTACAAACTCGCAATAAGCTCAGGGGCCAAGGGAAGGTGTTGTCACTACTGTTTAAATCCGAGCCAGAGAAGCATTTACACCTTTTAGGCTGGTCTATGATTATGGGGAATAATAGCAATGTCTGATTATGTAACAGCGTATGAAGATGATGCACTTAGAGCAGACATTAACTTCCAAGAGGGGTTGCCATTCTTCCACGTAGAGGTTAAGAGAGATTTGGGAAAGTCTGACATACGTCTGGCTAGACAAGCCTTCTCTGAAATAAAAAACTCTTTACTGAGTATGGGCTATGAAACTTTGTTCGCCTATACGCCTAGCAGACACTTTGCTAAGCTAGTTGGCGGGGGGTTCATAGACATCCCAGTAGAGGGTGTTGGACAAGATATGCAACTTATTGTTTGGGAATTAACGGAGGTTTAAGATGGCTGTAGGTGCAGCAATCGCAGCAGTCGTAGTAACCGCCGCCTCTGTATATCAACAGAGTAGGGCGGCTAAGGCTGCTGCTAAAGATAGGAAAGAGGCTCAGGCCGTTAGTCAAGCCGAGCAAGCAGCGCAACAGAACCAGAGTCGAAGGGCTCAGGTTAGGGAAGAGAGGGTACGCCGAGCACAAATTCTTCAGAACTCACAGAACACTGGCGTGAGCCAAAGCTCTGGTGAGATTGGGGCCACGAGTGCTCTTGGCTCACTTATTGGCGGGAACCTAGCTGGTATGCAGAGGCAAACTAATAGCTCTGCCGCTATTGGTGGACTAACTCAGTCTGCCGCTGATCAAGACCTCAGAGGCGCCCAGTGGGGTGCTGTGGGTCAGTTCTCTAGCAGCGTGTTTGGATTTGCTGCTGGTCAAATTGGCACTAACTCCTCTCCTAACATCAATCCACCAAGTGGTCAGAATATGTCCCCAGTGGCAGCTCGACCACAAACTAGTATCTTTGGTTAATAAGGAAGTGTATGGCTAGTCTAGATGATTTCAACAGTACATTTACTCCGGGGTTGGACGACTTCGTAAGTGATAAAGAAGCAGTGGCTCCAATCGTAAGTGGCTCTTCTATCAGCAACCTAGCCACTCACGTTGCTGCTATGTCAGCTGACCCAACTGTTGCCATTGATAAATATCGTCAAGTAAGTGCTGAACTTACCATGGAAGGTAAGTCAACAGCAGCAGATGAATTGGTCACTTACGCTAAACAACAGCAGTTTGAGAAGAGCAGGGCGTCCCTAGTGGACGTCATGCTTGACCCAAGTCTGACTGACGAACAAAAGAAGCAGGCCGCTATGAATGTCTATGATGACACTAGCGCCTTGTACAACACTCGTAACATACTCTCTCAGCAAGCCCTTGAGGCTGATGCTGGTCATGAGTCTGTTGAGCAAGAGGTGGTTCGTGTATCTCTCGCGGACTCTATGCAACAGATCAACGCCTATAAGCTGCAACAACAGCAGATTATCAACCAAGCTGCTGCTGAGAAGAACCCAGATGCGTCTAAGGCGTTCTCTGACATCTTCGATATGTTCGTACCTTTCGTTGAACAGAAGTACGTGGCTTCCATCCAAGAAGACTTGGGCGCAGGTAAGGCAGGAGCTTACGGCACTGCCCTCACCTTGCTCGGCTCTTCCAAAAAGAGTATTAAGGATATGTTGGTAGGCTTGCCTATCGAACAGCGTTTTGAAATGACTCAGAAGATTGTGAACGCAGTTAATGCTAACAGCGCCATTGTCTCGCCAGACTCTAACGAGTACGCCAAAGTACAATACTTGCAGAACATGTTGCAGGAAGGAACTTACGATGATGTAGATAAATGGGTGGACAACGCTGTGAGCGTCCTAGACTTAACAGTGTTGGGTGGTATTGCAGGCCGTCTAATTGGTAAGGGTGCTCGTGCTGCTGGTATGTCTGAGTCTGCCATTCGTGACACTGTCCGGCAATCAGCTCGCTCTCAAGTGCAGCCAACTACTGTAAGTCAGAACTACAAAGACACCAACCCAGCTAAGGCTGCCGCAAGTCATGAAATGGCTGCTGCTGATGAGTCTGGAGAGGCCGCTGAGGCCCTCTATGGCACTAGTCGAGCTGATGCTGTAGGTAATGACATTGCTCCAGAGATTGCAGGTGTAGAGGGTGCTGTACGTAATAAGGTGGGTAACCCTGAGCGTATTCATGATCAAGAAGTCACTCCAGACGCTGAGGTAATGGACTTCGTCCAGAATCGAGGTGATATCTTCTATGACAAGACTGAGAAGGTTGCCACTCGCTCTGCTGTAGTCAATGATTTTTACTCTGCTCATGGGCTAGTCCCACGCAAAGAGATGTTTAACATTGAGCACTTGGACGATGGCGTTGGGATCAAAGCTATATATGGACCACCGCAGGGTGGCTTTAGTACAGCGGATGATGCAATCAACATGGCTCAGTGGGCCTTGCGTGACTATGGTGTTCCTGAGGAAGCTGTGACGCTCCTGAGGCGTGAAGGAACCAACTATGTACCTGTGCCTAAGGACGAGCTGCAAGGCCTTGTGGAAGGCAACGTGGTTGCTCAGAGACGTATTGAACTTCAAGGACAAGAGCCCTCCCTAGTATCCACAGTAGATGAAATGGGAAACACAGTTACTCAAACTGATATTGGCTCTCGTGTGACTGTTAAGCGTAAGTCTGACTACCTGATTCAGGTGGACCATAAGTACCAATTCTCTCCTGCTGATGTAACCAAGTGGGCTGAGTTCGATGTTAATTATAACATCTTCGACCGCATCTTCTCTAGCTACAATGGCCCTAGCCTGTCCTCTCTTGGAGCTGGCAGCCTGCAGCGTCACGTATTCGATGCTGCCTCTATGTTCCGACCTGAGGTTAGCAAGGGTGCGGCTGTGGCTGTTGACCGCGCAGCGAATCTTGAGAAAAAGCTCATTGAGATTGGTGATGACTTCGCTCAGACAATGAAGAAGTTGCCAACTGATCGTCAGGCTATGATTGAAACTGTTATTCGTGAGGCTAACCAACAAGGCCTTGATCTGAACTACAGTAAGATGGTGGCAGATGGTTTCCGACCTCAGGAGATTGAAGCCCTCAAGTCGTGGCGTAACTATTGGGACACTGTGTATCACTTGGAGAACGCTGACTTAGCTAAGTCTCTGCGTAATCGTGGCTACAAAGAGTTCATTGACGCTGAGCATGACACCCGACTGTTTGCTAAGTCTGTGGCTCGTAACCAAGTTGGTCAATCTGTCAAAGTGTACGACCACACCACTGGTGAGATTAAACACTTGGGTAAACAGGACATTGCTGACTTGTATGCTCGTGAGGGTGAGATTGCCCAATTACGTCAGCCAATGCAAGTTGGTGAGGATGCAGCAGAGTTCATCGTAAACACTAACAAGCCGGGCAAGAACTACATGCGTGGGATTAATAACAGCACGCAAGTGTTGGCCTACCGCAAAGGTTACTACTCAGTTAACTACACCGACCCTCACTTCATCATTAAGAAGGTGAAGAACTCTAAGGGTGAAGTGTTGTATGAGAAAGCTGTAGCAACCGCCAAGAACAAGAAGCAAGCAGACATCCTCACTGCACGACTGGCTGTAACTGATGGCGGTGAGTACTACAACCGTCTGGATATGAAGGCTGTCAATACTTCCAGTGATGAGTACTGGGACATTGCACAGGCTCGTGGACGCTCTGCTCAACGCACTCGTGGACAACGTCTTGAGGACGCCACTAGCAGTATTGACCCTAGTCAAGCCAACATCATGAGCCCTGTGGACGCTCTTGTCCACTCTGCTCGTAGCATTGGTCGTCGCGTAGAAATGCGTGACGTTATCGACGCTGGTAAACAACGTGCTCTGAGTCAATATAGTGAGTTCTTCCCTGATGGCAAGTTTGGCCAGAAGGTCTATCCGGGTAACGTAGCTGACATCCAGTACCGTGGTGGTGGCCCTAAGGACGCTAAGAAGTTGGCTGATGCTCGTTCTACTTTCGAATACTTCAAGTATCTGGAAGATGGTTACATCAACCATATTGACGATGTGTATAAGTCGTCCCTGAAGTTCTTGGCTGAAGCTGCTGGTAACAAGCACTTGTCTAAAGCAGAAGCCGCTGCACGGTGGATGGGAGACTCTCGTGGGCCTAGCGCCATGGGTAAATCTCTGGCGTTCAACTTGTACCTAGCACTCAACCCATTCCGTCAGTTCGTAGTACAGAGCCATCAGGCTGTGCAACTGTTCGCTATGAACCCTAACTGGTTCCTCCGCGGACGTGCTGTCCCTCAAGTCTCTGTAATTGCGGCTAAGCAACTGGGTATGGGCGTATCTGATAGCCTGCTTAAGGGGAGTGGTTGGACTAAGGAAATGGCAGAGAAGGTCTTCAAGGACTTCGATGACACAGGTCTTGTAGCTTCCATTGACAAACAGAACTTGGTACGTGGGTCTTTGATCAACCTTGCTGATCAGACAGCAGCCAGTCGCCTTAAGAACACCCTTACAGCTCCAATCACTTGGTCGCGTAAGGTGGGCTTTGACTCTGGTGAATACGTCAACACCTTATCTTCTTACCTCTCTTTCTACGACCAAGCATTCCGCAAGGGTGCTGATATGAAGAGTCAAGAGGTGTTGCAGACTATTGCGGCTGACTCTAGGAACTTCACCTACAACATGAACGCTGCTGGTGACCTCCCTTACAATCAGAATGCCTTGAGCACTGTGTTCCAGTTTATGCAAGTGCCTCACAAAGCTATGCTGACTATGACAACTAACCGTAACCTTACTGCTCAGCAGAAGATTCGATTGGCTGCCTACAACAGCATTATGTACACCCTGCCTCCAGCAGCCATGTACAACGTCTTTGGAGACGCCCTGCCAGACGATCCACAACTTAGGGATGTGGTGGTACAGGGCCTTGAGGGAGCCGTCTTTAACAAGCTCCTGAGCCTTTCCACAGGGGAAGATGTTAACATTGACTTCTCTGGTTTGGCACCACTGGACATGTTTGGGACGTACGAGTTCATTCACTCCTTGTTCTCAACCGACGTGGGTACAATTGTTAGTTCGACTCCTAGCGGTCAGTTGCTCTTTGGCAACAACCCACGTCTGACTAACTTCGCTAAGGTTGCTGCTAGCTACTTTAACTTGACTGATGACTACCAGAATCCAACCTCGTTCAGTGAGGTGGCTCAAGAGTTTGCTAAGCTCTCCTCTGGTTACTCTAACGCCTTTAAAGCAGCTTACGCTATGAAGTACCAGCAGAAGATTAACACTATGGGTGGCATCACTGACCCACAGGTAGCGTCTGCTGAGGCTATGGCGCAGATCTTTGGCTTTCCTACTATGGACGAGACTCAACGCTTCTATGTCAATGATAAGTCTTACAAAGCCTCCAAGGCTTACGAAGATGACGTCAAGAAGTGGTATGCGGATTATAAAAAACACTTGGTACGTCAAGGCATCACCCCACAAGAATCTATGGGCATTACTCGTGTGTACACTGAGGCTTGGAGACACTGGGGTAATGATGACTTCCGTGCCAAGGAGATTGTAAACCAATTGCTGCGACAGGATGTTTTGAACGGAGACGCTCGTATGTATCAGAGCGTTGTTCGGATGACAGGGATGCAGGACGCATCGGAGACTAAGGCTTTGATTAAGGCTATGCCTAACTTGAACGAAGAAAAACGTAAACAACTAATGGACTCTGTTGACTTTATCAACAGCTACAAAGATCCTGAGGATAACTAAGTGGCCGATTTTACAACGAACGTGGGGGGTGCCCCACAGGGGGGCATGGCCCCTTCTCAACCTGTGGTTGATAAAAGCTCTCTGGTAGGCCTAAGCGCAATCGGAGATATAGGTGGCAAACTACTTACTCTGGGCGCCAATGTGGTCCAGAATAAGATTAAGGTAGATCAAGAGCAGGCCTACAATGCTGTAGTAACTTCTTTTAGCCAAAAGCAACTTAAATTGGCTGACGCTGTAGAGCAAGGGGCTATGTCTTCTCAAGAAGCTCGTATGCGTATGCGTAAGAACTATACTGATGAGATTGCTAACAACCCCTCCTTGACCAAAGCTTTGGCACAAACTCAGGCTGATATTATCAACACTGCTGGCTTGGGTAAGATTGTAGCTGAAGGCACTGAGCAAGAGAAGATTAACATTGCTTTGCAGAAGGAAGCGTCCATGGCTGGTTGGATTAAACCAACAGCTAGCCCTGACGAACAACAAGCAGGTATTGCAGCTTACTCTCAGTTTAAGCGACATGAAGCAGACATCAACGCTCAGCAGAACGCTCTTCAGCTTGCTAGCTCTCAGGTGGGATATGAGCGGGCTAAGATTGGCCTAGCCACTGACCGCATCCAACAGGTGACTGCTGGCTATAGTCAACAGACAGCCCGTCTGAACTTGATTGAAGCCAAGCAACAACAACAAGCTCGTACAGCAGTTGGTGGACTAGCAGACAGTTACAACTTCAAGTTTAATCAGGACTTGCAGGAGATCGAGGCTAAGAAGGATCGAGGGGAGATCACTGCACAAGAGGCTATTAAACTAGCTGACCAGCAGTACGCTACTATTAGTCAGCTTGTCTCTAGTGTGGGTCGTGACGCAGGTGGTGACTATGTGAATAACATCACAGCACCAATGAGGATGCGTTATGAGAACTCTATGAAGTTCCTTAACGGGGAGATTGATAAGCAGGTGTTGGGGAACGAGAACGAACGTACCATTGCCTTGCAGATGAAGAACTCTTTGGGCAACCCTAAGGTAGCTCAGGTGGTGTCTACTAGCCGTCTGCTTGGTAACGCTAACCTTGCACTCATTCCCGGTGTTAACGAAGCTGTGATGTCCATCCTAGATAAGAACACCAATCCTGACACTAAGCCAGCTGACGTACTCCCAGATACCTCTGATGAGAAAGCTGATGTAGGTAACTACCTCGGTGTAGTTAAGAGCTCTATGAGCAACTTCGTTGCTGGTCAGGTGGGTGGTGATAAGGAGCAGACTCAAGCTCAATTGAACGCTAACGTGAGTAACATTTTGCGTGGTATTGATGTACACAGCGTAGCTGTCAACAACCCAGCTGAGTATAACCAAGTGACGGACTTCTTGGCTAGCCCTGAGTTTGGTAAGTTCACAACTCAAGGTGGCGGTGTCTATCAAGACGCTGCTCAGAGTGCTAGTCAGATTTTGCAGACTCAGTACATTGACCAACTGTTGCCTTTGATCAAGACAGAGTATGAGAACACAGCTTTGGGTGCAGCTAGCTCTGTGACCACAGCCCGTGGCCTTACACCAAGCACTGCACGTCCGGGCGTTCCTACTACCTCTGTAATCAAGCCAGTGTTTACTGGCGGTGGTGTTGTATTCCGTGCTGAGGGTGCTAATGCCAACGACACACAAACCCGCAACAAAGTTAAAGACCTTAACAACAAGGTTGGCAGCGTACTTAACAAACTGATTCGTATGGATGCTCACCTCAGTGGCAACACTGACTATAAAGCAGCCTACGAGCGTTATGCAGCTTCGATCTTTGGGGAGGAGAAACCAACTAATGCGAGTGAGTAATGTAAACGCCATTAAAGAGCATGAAGGACTTAGGCTCAAGGCCTATAAAGATTCGGTGGGAGTTTGGACTATTGGCTATGGTGACACAGGCCCTGATGTAGTAGAGGGTCTAGTCATTACCAAGGAGCAGGCAGAGAATCGTCTCAGGAAGCGTCTGAGAGAGTTTGAGGGCTATGTTCTTAAGTATGTGCGGGTGGGACTGAATCAAAACCAATTTGATGCTCTGGTTAGCTTGGTTTACAACATTGGGCCAACCAACTTCTCCAGCTCTACGCTCCTCAAGAAGCTTAACGCTGGTGACTACCAAGGAGCTGCTGATCAATTCCTTGTGTGGAACAAGGGCAGGGTGAATGGCAAGCTTATAGTAATCAAAGGACTATCTAACCGAAGGGCCGCGGAAAGACAATTATTTATGAGTTGATTATGGAAATTAAAGAGAAGATTGTGCCGAACTGGAAGCAAGTGTTCAAGAGCTATTCATTCATCTTCCACGTATTGGCAGCCTTGCTCACAGTTGTGGAAATCATCCTCCCTCACATGTTCCTGATTGAGTCTACTATGACTCCCAAGACTTACGGTATTGTTATGTTCGTATTGAACGTGGCGGGTGGTCTCGGCAGGTTCATCAAACAGAAGAAGGTGCCATCAGATGTTCCAGTGGCTTAGTGGTAAACTTGTCTTAATCATGGGGGTTGTTATTGCCCTGCTATTGATTGGGCTAGTGTCTGTAAGCCTCTATGCCTCTAACAGGGCCACGAAGGTAGGGGAGCTACAGGGTACAGTAGATACTTTGACAACGTCTCTTATAGAGGCTCAGGCGAGCTTACAGAAGGCTTCAGAGAGTGCAGAGGTAACCGATGATGTAGTTACGCATAACACTGTGGATAAAGATGTGGCGGAGAGCAAGACCTTGATCAACATAGCCAAAGTTGACGCTCTCGTCACCAAGAGGACTTACAATGAAATTACTGATAGCGAGCTTAGGACTGCTCTTTCTAACAGCATGTGGGACGCATACTGTGCAGCAGCCAACGAAGACGATAGTGATTGCACCGCCCGGAAATCTGCTATTGGCGTGCAAAGTGGACAAGCCACCAGAGGTAGGTGAGGTTGATCTGACTAAGGCATGGATTGCTCAGACAGGTAACCTTGAGCGCTGTAACAAAGACAAGGCATCTTTGAGGTCATGGGTGAAGAGGCAGAAGGAGCTGTATCATGTCAATTGACTGGCCTAGTAAAATCCCAGGATTTGTCCAGACTGTTCTTGCTGTAGGGGGCTTGGTGTTTGCAGGAGGGACTTTGTACGGGGATGTGCAGGACATCAAGAAGGATGTTTCACAGACCAAGGGCTTAGCTGCCCAAGCCCAAGTTCTGGAAACAAAGCTTGCAAACCAGAAGGAGACGCAGGATGCGACCATTAAGGTTATGCAGAAACTGACTGACACAGTTGAGAGACTCTCTACTAGCGTCACCAGACTAGAAGTACAGATTAATAAGCGTTGAAGTTAAAGCCCTTAATTGGGCTTTTTCTTTGTCTGCGATTTGTCAAATAATTTTCTAAAGTTAATTGCCGCCTCTAGTACTGCATATCTTAGGGACAGACCAGAGGTTAATTGGCGGGAAGGTTGTGTCAGGCCAGTTCACAGAACCTACTTTTTTGATTTCATCCACGCTACGACAGCCTCCAGTTCCTCTAGTGTTGCGTTGCCCTTAACCACGTTAGCTCGTCTAGAAATGATATTAATATTCTCGGGAACATAACCTAGATGTGGCTCCATCCGATCAATACTTTCATCATTATCAAATGGCTCTCCAAAGACTGGGCAACACTCTGGTACAATGATATCTGACTCTTGAAGATCGAATGGAATATTACGGGTAGCAGCCCTAGAGCGTGCTCTGTTGAGGATTTTCTTTTCTCTTGAAGAGTTGTGGTAGGAAGCCTTGCTCACCTCATTCTTGCATTGGAGACACCGACTTCTGTCGATGCCCCCTTTACAACTTCCATGCTTTGGAAATTTGTCAATGTACTTCCAGACTTCACAGCACTTACATTGGTAAAAGTTTTCTATCATTAAGTTAACTCACAAAAATTTCCTGCGCAAGCTAGCTCCGCAGTCAAATTAATAGCCTTACCATTAGATTCAAACACCTCATCAATATTAATTGCGTTTAGGTGAGGTAGCATCTCTAGGTATTTCTCCTCTGTGCAATCTTCAAATGGCGTTTGTGGATACGCCTCAGCACCAAAGTAAGGCAACACGCTAATGCCATTGTAATGCTCCCGGTTAATCCACATCCAGTTAGTCAGCTCTTCCCACTCATTGTCCTTAACGCTAATGGTACAGGATACGTTATGTCGGTTAGCACCTTTACGGTGACCTTCATCAACCCATTCCTGACTGACCTTCTTCACCCGTTCCAGCAGGTTAAAGATACTCTCAGTCCGCACACAAGCGCCTTCAGGAGCTTTCTGTGGGAAGGACAATACAACCTGATGGGGAACCATCACATCCTGCTCTACGAGCGCTGGAGCCACCTTCATCATATATTGTGCTAGCTCTTCGTCCTTACCCGCCCGCATCCGGCGTATATAATAGTCGTTATGCCAAGCATGAATGCCAGAGGAACACCCAAGTACGAGGGAAGTAGTGCCGGCAGGCTTAACAGTAGTAATGCGCTCAGCAGGGTTAATGTTGATTTCCTTGGCAACATTCTTGTTAGTTTGTTTGGCATGCTTAGCAGCCTCTTTCATGTCAAGTTCAGTGACAGTCTTACTGGCAATGCCAGTCATACTTACACCTAGAAGCGCACCACGTTCACAAGTCTCCCGCCACTTGGGATTAAGGTAGTGGAAATCTGTGTAGCCCGCTTGGAGAGTGCCAATAAAAGCAGCGGCAGATGACACTTCATTAAAATCTTCCTGCGACTTAATGAGACTTGCATTGATTTCAGTGAGATTACACATCTGGTAGGGTTCAAGAGCAATCTCACAACAAGGATTCGTTCCCCAGTCTCGATTATTGTTCCAATAGACTCCAGGTTCTCCACACCCAGAAGCCTCCACTCGGCCCATAAGTCTGACGAACTGGTCACACGTCACCTCCCCTCGGATTAGTACAGCACTGTTATTAGAGCGTGCTCGGAACGGGTGCGTCTCCCACCAGTTGCCAGACTTACATGCAATCATTTCTTCATCGGTTACGTCGAACAATGAAATCATTGCAGCACGACGGATACCACCAGCCAACACAGCGTCAGCAATAATACAAGCCGCATCATGGACTTCAATAGGTCGAAGATTACGCCCCACAGCACCAGAGAAGAGGTTGACGAGATTATTGACGCACGCCTTGAGTGGCTCAGGTCCCGGCGCTTGACCTCCTGTCGTAACCAGCTCAGAGCCTTTCTCTCTAATATCACGATAGTCAAATGCTGGTAGATTTCCCCCAACAAGGAACGCTTTAGCCACAACTTTAATTGCATCAGCCCAGCCAACAATAGAGTCTTGAACTTGGAACTTGTGGTAGTCACGACTCTTAGGCTCCGTTACTGGTGGAAGCTTACTAACGTGGTGGGACTGGACAGAATAGCCCATGCCAGTGCCACCGAGGAGAAGAAACATAAGCTCAGGGAAAAAGTGGTAATCTTCCGCAGGCATGTACGCACAATTGAAGATTCTGTTGTGAGCCAGCTCGATAGGCCTACCACCAAACTGAAGGCTGCGCATACTAGGGAGAACACGCTTAGTGCTGACATAGTCTTGGTAAACCTGTTCAATTTGGTCATGCAGTTGTGGGTACTTACGTTGATGCATTTCTTTGTTGCGTGTTACAATCTCTTTGTAATTCTCTCGTCGGCCCAAAGCAGGGACAAATTTAGCGTACTTCCCGAAAACCGTGATATCGCTAAGTGCCTTCTTATCCGCTTCCATCAAAACTTTATTCTCCTTGATTTTCTTCTTGTGGTGGTTCTTCTGTTGTTAGGTAGAACATTGGTAGCCAACCAAACTTAGCAAACAGAGCTAAGAAGATTGCTACTGAGAGTCCTGTCAAAATACATGACAGTAGCTCATTAAACGCGTAGGTTAGGCCCACTGTTTGTATCTCCCATAAGGCAGCCGCACTTAGAGCACCACCACATACGATTAATGTAATTGGGGGTGCAATTACCTCCCATTTCACAACGTGTCACTTACGCTTCTCCCAGTCTTCGAAAGCACCTATGAACATTTTACATTGATCACTACGAAGTACATCTTCACGAGTGAAGTGGATAGTGTGCACAGGCAAGTCAAGAGTTTCAACCATCTTGACGAACTCTGCAAGACCTGAGCCTTTGAATAGAGGGCTCGTTTGAGCTACGTCACCACACAGAACAAGCTTACTGTACATGCCCATACGAGTGACCAACACTTTGATTTGATCAAAGGTCATGTTCTGACATTCATCAACAATCACCAGAGCGTTGTCCCAAGTCAGGCCTTGGATGTGCTCAAGCATGTAGTATTGGATGCGCCGGTTCTTCTCCAAATCTTCCTGATGGGCAATACCCACACCATGAGCAATGAAATTCTGTTGAAGAGGACGAATCCAAGGAAGGAGCTTCTCACGCTCCCCACCCGGAAGGAAGCCGTTAGTGTTGGCGAAAGAGACGTTAGGACGAGCTAGGATTACTTGGGTCTTACGAGCCCCGTCAAGCCACTCTACAGCTCGACCAATAGCTCCATACGTCTTACCTGTCCCAGCGCTCCCATACGCTACTACAGGCATGTTCTTGCGGTCATGGAGGGCTACGTCATACAGCTCATGTTTCTTAGTTGGTTGCAGGTTCATATATTAACCTTTTATGAGAGCTGTTAAAGTAACCACTAGAAAGAGGGAGTTTAGAGTTAACATAACTGTCGTAGCTCTGTACTTCATTTCTAGTGGAACTACAGTTCTATCTGGCCTAACAAAGATTAGGACAAACAAGTTGGTTATCAAAAGTGAAACTAAGGTTAGCTCCACTCACAATCCTAAGTATTTACGCCATTGTACTTTTACGCCATCAACCAAGAATCCCCAAGTCCCTTGATATTTACCTGTGATGAAGATAGTCCATGCGCCCTCAGGTCGAACATACTCAATTCGGTGGTACTCACCAAACCTCAACTTGGCTGTATCTCCCGGCTTACGCCAAAAACGTTGTCCACCCTCTCGGATCTCAGCATAACCCCCTTTGATAATGATTGTACGAGCGTTCCAAGGGTGGTCATGAAGAGCCCTGTCATCGTCCTCCTTTTGGATATGGTGTATGCGAATGCTAATAGGAAACCAATTCTTCTTGCCACTGGTGAAGTCTGGATAGGCGTTGAATAACCACCAACGCCCCATATACATCGTACCGTCCTTGCCGTAGATGTGTAGATAAGGGCGTTTCTGTGAGCGCTTAATAAGCCACTCAGCGACGACTGGCTTAGCGCATACTTTAGCAATAGTGTTCCAGATCATTTACCTAACAACCTCTCTACGCTAACTTGTTCCAAATCATACATACCGTCATGAACATTGTGAAGTTTAAAGCAGCCACGAAAATGATTGTTGCCTTGAAATCCTTTGTAGCCTTCGTCGTGTAGGTAGCAAGAACCTCCGACCAAAGCGGAAATTTTCCTGCCGTCGTTGAGATACTCTTGAGCATATTTAAATGTTTGTTCGTGTCCTTGTACGAACGAGAGCTTAAGCTTATTAAGCCTATACTCAGCAGTGCCACCGATAGGCTTGCCAGACATAGCATTATATGCGAAATGGACAAAGTGTACGCCTTCAATTTCTACAGGTTTCAGGAAGGGGTGAACTTTAAAGTCATAACGCTCAATGACCTTTGGGAGATTGACAAGACCCTTCAATTCATTGAATCGATCAACCCGTTGCTCGTGGTTACCAAGAGTGAAGTGCAACTCAGGTCGGTATAACTTCTTACGATTCTCAGCCTGTCTGCCCTGCAGTCGCCACAGTGGCTCCATTAGGATGGACAGTGCCTCGATACCTGCGTCAACGTCGGCTAGCACTTGAGCCCCATCAAAGACCATCTGGTTGTTCTTGGGGAAGTCATAGTGACACAGGCTGTGCATGTCGAAGTGGTCACCAATGTGTACTACAGCATCAGGACGCCAGTCGACTATCAGTTGACCCACAGCCCGTAAAAGCGGTCGGTTCAGTTCCAAGTTGTCCGGTCGAATCTGTGTGTCCGGGATGCAAAGGATGTTCTTTGGCACGTTTGAGTTCCTCGCTTCGATTGTCTAGCTCTGGATGAGTTCTATAACCTTCGGCTAAGAACATGGCGTTAGTGAAGATGTGATCTACGTGTGGCTTACCGCTCTCAGGGTCTAGGTCTTCGCCGCTAAGGTAAGCACTAATATGACGTAGCATAGAATCGCAAATGTCTGCATGAGGGAGCCCTTTATGCCAGTTACCACGAGCGTACTTAGCCGCTCCGAACTCTAGAACACCAGCCATGCCCTCCAAGGCATGACGAGCTTCCAAGATCATTGAGAGGGGAGACTTGCCAGCATTATAGCGGCTGGCCAGAACTGGTTGTTCTGCTGCATCAGCCACATACCTTTTACCTACGTCTGTCATTGAGCCACCATTCGCTTCTCCATTTCACCATTAGTCACCTCACGGCGTACATTCTCGTAACCCTTGAGTGCAATGTAATCAAACATGGCCTTAATCTGTTTCTTACTCACGTCGTTAAATTGGCCTACATAATCTCGTGCTGCCTGTTCACCAGCGTCAGCTCGTAGATTGAACACAATGGCACAACGGTTCCAAGTGCGCAGGCAAACATTTTGTACGTCGTCAAACTTGGGGCTGTTAATCTTACTCAATGTCAAATTCCTCATTGTCTTCGAATTGTTCTTCTTTGGTACGTCTCCGACGTTCCTTTGCAACACCAACTTCCTCAATGGATTTTTCCTTATGGCATGTGCCGCAGAGAAGTTGTAAATTACTTGAGTCACAAAACATACGCTCAATACACTCGTCCCATGTAGTGAAGCCTACTGCTGGGTCAATGATTGGTATGATATGATCAATAAAGATGTTCTTGACGCGCTTACGTCGTTCTTCATCGTATATTGTAGGGGCGACCTCTTGGTGACACCCTTCACAACGATACAAGCCTCGTGATACATGCGCTTTCTTCTTACACTCTTGAATTGGCTGCCACTTCCTCGTAGCAGAGCGCAGGTTATTCTTAATGAATGAATTAAATTTTGCCTGAGACCAGCGACCATTGCATTTTACAAGCTCACCCATAGGCCTACCCATGATTAGCGAACCTGCCGTGCAGTTGTTCTCTCATATTTGCTGCCCTCTCAGCGGCTTCTTCAAGAGTTCGGTAGCAACCATAATATACGTTAGAGATACGAACTGTGTAGTGGTCGTACTTGGCCACATAAGAGACGCCTTTGATACCTGTCTTATTATTCTTATTTAATGTCCTGTTGAACATATTCTGCTGATGTGTGGCAAGCCGCAAGTTCTCCCACCTATTGTCCCCACAATCATTATCTTTGTGGTCAACTAGGCCAGCAGGCCACTCGCCTGTCATATATAACCAAGCTAGGTTCTGGGCTTGATACTGCTTACCATCGATCTTAATTGACCGGTAGCCCCCAGAACTGACAGTGCCAGCTATAGTACGAGCCTTTACTTTATTACTGCGATCCACTAGCCAGATAAAAGTACCCACCTCAGGGACGTACCACAACAACTCCTTAAGCCGCTCTTGTGTCAGCTCAGCCATCAATCCTCCTGTGGGAACAAGAGATTTTCAAGCTCTTGTACATGGCGTGCTGATTGTTGACGTACAATACGTGCCATCTGCTCAATGATTAACATCAACTCTTGCTTACTATACTCTTCAAGTGGTTTACCCTGCCAAAGCATCGTTTAGAGCCTCTTCTTTTATGAGTTGTGATTCAGCGCGTCGTAACTTGTTAATGACAGCTCTGAGAATATCAGAATGACGTATTTGGTTATTCCCGCCAACAGTCTGGAAATTAAAATTCCTAATGGCAATTTCATCATTAGAGAAATCAACTTCTACTAACCCACCGTAGCCAGCTTTTAACTTAGCCATTACACCCTCTCGTCGTACATAACATACTTAACAGGCTTACCTTCCTCATCAAGCTCCCTAATCATCCAGAGCAGGTCTGCTTGTTCTTGGAACTCTGTTCGCCAGTCTTGTCCGTATTCCGCTTCATATAACCCCGCCACACATTCAAACAGAAGTTTTTCTGTCCCGAGGTCAGATAGCGACTTGAAAGCAAGGACCGGACCGCCGTTCCGTAAACCTGGAATGTTGTCAACTCCGTCTCCTGTGATAAGTTGGCTATAAAAGAATTTAATTCCTTCGCCTTTAATGACTTTTCTGTCTTTGCTGAGTCTAATCTCACCGATGAAATCCACCCGTTGTGGGCCAAATTGTGGTTGTCGTCCACATTCCCAGCCAAAATGCATGCCAGCAACCATGCGCAAGTCTTTGTCACGAGAGCAACAAATAACACTGAGCTGATCACCGTTGCGTACTAATTCCACGCAGATCATGTCGTCTGCTTCCATACCTTCAGCAATTACACACTCGTAGTTAGCGAGCATATACTCTCTGATGTTATTGTAGTGGAATGGTTTGTCGGGCTTACGCCCTGCTTTGTACTCTTTCTTCTT